TCAATGCTTACCAATACATCCATTCAAGATCAAACCGTTGCTATCTTTTTCGAGTGAGCGACGAGTGAACTTCGGGATCGCTCCGATCCGAAAAAACACCCCCTCTTTTGCGTAGCTCCTTCCAGTTTCGCAACACGCCGATTTACGCATTTCATCCTCATCAGCATAATCGCCCCGAATCCGTTTGTAAGACTTAACCAGCGCGCGCTACTTTTTCTCCCTGCCCTATACTTTCAGTCTGACATCTGGCTGGAGGTTTCCATGTGTGGACGTTTTGCACAAGCTCAAACCCGTGAAGAATATCTGGCGTACCTGGCCGATGAAGCCGATCGCGATATCGCATACGACCCGGAACCTATTGGCCGGTACAACGTCGCGCCTGGTACCAAAGTTCTGCTGCTGAGCGAACGAGACGAGCAGTTGCATCTCGATCCGGTTCTCTGGTCCTACGCGCCTGGATGGTGGGACAAAGCACCACTGATTAACGCGCGAGTCGAGACGGCGGCCACAAGCCGAATGTTTAAACCTCTCTGGCAGCATGGCCGGGCGATTTGCTTTGCGGATGGCTGGTTCGAATGGAAGAAAGAAGGCGACAAGAAACAGCCCTACTTTATTCACCGCGCTGACGGTCAGCCCATTTTTATGGCGGCGATCGGCAGCACGCCGTTCGAGCGTGGAGATGAAGCAGAAGGTTTTCTCATCGTGACGTCTTCCGCTGACAAAGGCCTAGTCGATATTCACGACCGCAGGCCGCTGGTTCTGTCACCTGAAGCGGCTCGCGAATGGATGCGCCAGGACATAGGCGGAAAAGAAGCTGAAGAGATAGCTGCCGACGGAGTAGTGCCCGCCGACAAGTTTATCTGGCACGCAGTGTCGCGTGCCGTGGGAAATCCAAACAACCAAGGAGTTGAATTAATACAACATCAAATAAGGGACAATCGCTAATACAAAGAATTTAAATAAAAAGTCCAACTGCGATGCTGATTATTTAATAACTTTGATAGTGTTTACATCTAAAAGGGCTTTGGTTTTATGATGGCCTGTATGACCTAAAAAAATCTCTCCTTGAACACTAACATATTTATTAAGGATATCTAATCGTTTATCATAAATTTCGCGTGTAAGACATAACTGGAACATACATGATGATCCTTTTTCATAAAGCGAATCATCTTCCATGCTTCGCCCCGCCAGCTTAATAGGTTCATTTACATACAGAATCCAGTAAAACTGTGGCTCATCGCCATCATTAATAGACTCATAATTTGGAGGGCCTGGAAAAACCTCTTCCCTAACCTTACCGTAAAGCGTTGTATTTTGGCCTTCATACAAATCTTTTGGAAGATTTTGTTTGTCTTTAAAGCGAGAATTTTTAGTTCGAAAACCTCTTCTGAAAAGAAATTTTGAGTATAGAATCGCACCTAACGAAATGGCTATAGGGACTAAAACACTCAGTCCTTGCCAAATGTCACTTGATAAAAAATCGACCACTTTCATCTCTATCACAGTCCGTCGAAAAGAATTTCTAAATTTTTTTAGGTAACTTCATCTTAACAACACTATATTGTGTATCCAAGATGAAAATCACATTTGGAAGAAATGCGATTTTAACAAAATTAAATTTTTTACCTAACGACAAGCAAGTCTTTGTAACGTGTGGTGTATCGCGGCGAAAGCATTTCACGCTTCATCTGCCACTGCTGCTGTATGCCCTGCCCGGCAAAATAAAGCGTTCCTTTCCCGTCTTTCGCGTTGAGGTGATCGAGAACCTCCATCAATTTTTCGCTACCGGCCCGCGGAGCATTCTCGTCAAACAAGTTTAGCTGGGCCACACCCAAGCTAAAAAAGTCACCCAGCATAATTCCGGCTTTCTGGTACCGGTGACCATCCTTCCAGATTTTGTCTAGGCACTTTACAGCGGCGTTGATTATGTCGCGTGAATCCTGCGTTGGGGTGAGTAGCTTAATGGACGCGCTGTTGCCGTAATATTGCTCGTTAAGCGCGAATGGTGAGGTTTTCACGAACGCAGAGATAAAGCGGCAGTACTGATGCTCGCCGCGAAGCTTTTCTGCGCCACGCGCCGCATAACTGCAGATAGCCTGGCGCATCTGTTCGTACTCGGTAACGCGTTCGCCGAACGAACGACTACAGACGATTTCCTGCTTTGCCGGCGCAAACTCCTCCAGATCAAGACATGGTTCGCCGCGCAGCTCCCGAACCGTTCGCTCCAGGACGACATTGAAGTGCTTTCGAATAATCCACGTACTCTGCTCAGAGAGGTCCAGAGCCGTTTTGATACCCATGGCGTTTAGCTTCTTGCTTATGCGCCTTCCGACGCCCCATACGTCCTCCACAGGCACAATAGCCAACAACCGACGCTGGCGATCGATATTGGACAAATCAACAACTCCACCCGTCTGCCTCTGCCATTTCTTGGCGGCATGATTTGCTAGCTTAGCGAGAGTTTTCGTCTGTGCGATGCCTACCCCGACAGTCAGGTGCGTACGCTTCAGAACCGTAGCACGGATTTCTTTGCCAAACTCCGTCAGGTCCCGACAGTTGCGAACTCCAGTCAGGTCGCAAAAAGCTTCGTCGATGCTGTAAATTTCGACGCGAGGGCTCATTTCCTCAAGCGTCGTCATTACCCGGTTCGACATATCAGCGTAAAGCTCGTAGTTACTGCTGAAGCAAACAACGCCAGCGCGCCGGAAAAGCTCCTTTTGCTTGAAGAATGGCTCCCCCATGGTGATTCCGACCGCTTTGGCTTCTGCGCTGCGTGCGATTACACAGCCATCATTATTTGAGAGAACGACAACCGGCCGCCCTCTCAGGTCTGGCCTGAATACAGTCTCGCATGATGCGTAGAACGAGTTCACATCACAGAGCGCAAACATACTTAGCTCGCCGATTTTACGATGAAAGTCACGACGCCGAACACATCGAGTGTGTCCTCGCTACCGACAATGATCGGTGAGTAAGCGCTGTTCATCGGATTGAGCTGGACGGTCGGGCGCAACTGCAGGCGTTTAACAGTAAACTCCCCTTCTACCGCGGCGATGACGATATCTCCATGCTCAGCAGTTCGTGAACTATCCACCACCAGCAGATCGCCGTCGCTGATCCCGGCCTCAATCATCGAGTCGCCAGCCGCTTTTACGAAATATGTCGAGCTAGGATGGGACACAAGCAACTCATTGAGATCGATGCGCTGTTCTACATAATCAGCAGCCGGGCTAGGAAATCCGCACTGCACCAAATCGCTGAACAGCGGGATAGCAATAATTTCGCGTAACTCTGCCGGTCTGAAGAACTCCATGATGCTTACCTCGAACACTGTTTTTATATACAGTAGTTTTAACTGAGGTACTGATCAAGATGGCCGTTCGTTTCTGTGTGGCTACTTCCTGGCCGCTTCGCTTCTAAGCGGCTATAGCAATTAGTTTTGTTGTGTTTGTAAATTTTTAATGGGAGCGGTTCAACTGCTCATTTTGAATACTACATGAAGGGGTTTTCATCTGAAGAAACTGGGTGAATGGTATGCGTAACTACACCTACCAGGCGAACGTCATCAAGCGCCTCGCCTTCTATGGCCTCTCCATCGTCAGTGATGAGCGCTTCGCCGGCCCAGTACGCATGCTGCTGGCGGCCGCAAAACCAGATGAGCAATGTGTCTCCGCGCTTAAACAGCGTTGAGTTCTCAATGACATCATAGCCGTCCTGCGTTTCAACAATGCTCGCAGAAGGAGGAATGAATGACTCCGGAGCCGCAACATTGTCGGCGTGCATGTCTGCTGTGCGTGGCATAATCACCTCACAAAATAACTGTATGCACATACAGTATCGCCATATGTGAGGGTCGATCAAGTGGATGTCTGGTGTTAAACTCTATGTACACGAAAACATTGAAATTTTACTTACTGGATGATGAGCGACTTAAAAAATGGATAAAAATAGTCCAAATATAAATTTACTAAAAATAGTTGCAAGTTTTATGGTGATGCTTATTCATGTATCTGCCGTCAACTTCCCAAAACTTGGAAAGGCAGAGTGGGATGTATCTAATTTTTATAATTCGTTCTCACGTGTTTGCGTCCCAATTTTCTTTATGATCTCTGGTTATTTTCTTATCACAAGAGACGAATCTGCTACAACCTTCTACAAAAAGAGATTCACAAAAATAATACCTCCTCTTGTTTTCTGGAGTGGTGTTTTTTATTTATATAATTACATATATATTGGCGCTCCTCTCTACAACGCTACAGAGCTATTTAGTCGCCCAGCGTCTGCACACCTTTGGTTTCTATATGCCATGTTTGGGCTTTATTTATTCACCCCATTTATTTCAAAAATATACAACAACAGTAGCGCGAAAGAGCGATTGATTTTTATTGGAATTTGGTTTTTAACATCATCACTAATACCTATAGTTAACTCAACCTTTGGAATGACCATTAGCACAGGACTATTCCAATTAACCACTATATATGGATATATAGGGTTCTTTTTCATTGGGGCGTGGATAAAAGACAATCAATCGAAAAGGGATGCTTTCTCAGCAGTTGCTTCACTGTTTTTATACATGCTATTAAGCTTGCTTACCATGTATCTTACAAAACAATTTAGCTATAACGCTGGCAAGCCTAACGGAACATTCTATAGCTATCTATCACCATTTGTAATTATAGGTGCGATAGCATTATTTTATTTCTTCATCTCCATTAAAATAGAAAATGTTATAATCATTAAGACTGCCAATATGTTTTCTTCTTTTGCGCTAGGGGTTTACTGCATACACACCTTGTTTATATGGCCTCTGGCAAAAGAATTTCATATAGGTGGTGATGTTAACCCTACTGAATACTATATACTGGCAACCACACTAATTGTGTTTTTCACATCCTGTATATTTTCTTATCTCGGCTCAAAAATTCCATTTGTGAAAAGAGTGTTCTGATAGGCGCCCCACTGGGGCGCTTTCTTCATTAGAAATTACGGGAAACTTCTCGCCAAAGTCCCTCTGATGTATACGAAAACATCATCACACCCCCAGCCGCTGGGGTCACGTTGGCTGAACCTTTCAAGCGTATAGTTCCTGGCGTTGTACCATGTGCGACGGTAACACTCCCGTTAAATTGAACAGTAACAACCTTCCCAGGTAACGCCCCGTTCATAGTCGTCATTGTAAATGCAGATGCAGGAGAAAGCAGGAAACTATCATAGCTTATTACATTAGGGTTAGATGCTGCTGTAAATGTTGGCATGCTTGGTGCATCGACTTTAACCGTTGCAACTGTACCCGCAAACAACCCAGCCGTCCCTGGTGGCATGTAATCGTGTGAAGGGAATGTAATCACATGTCCATTTAGTGAACTGGCGTTATTGAAAAGATAGCGATGCGATGTGCCGTATACTATTGCTTTAATAAAGTGCGGTGATAATGGAACATTAATATAGATAGCATCGTTAATACCTGTACCAGAAAGCCCTGCATTTGTAATTCTGGCATCAAATGCGAATCTATTGCAGCTAACAGGGACAAGCGCAGCAGATTGGGTGTTGAGTATTTGAGCGCCACCAGACACTTCTAGGCATGATGCAAAAGAAATGCCATAGTTACCACAGTTGTTTACTCTGGTATCAGGTTCGATATAAACATTATCACATTGAGTAAATGTCATTCCATTCCTTGTTGCACTGTTCACCCTGATATTTCTCAATATGATTTGGTCAGTATGATCAGTATCGGAATCACCTGAGCAATTAACGCCATCCCTTCCGGCAGACTCTATGGTAATATCTTCAATGACAAAGTTTCTGGATTTGATCGCATGGTTAAGAGTGTCACCTTCTATGGACACAGAGTCATAGCCGGTAGTACCAATCCTTATGTTTTTAAACCTGCCATTAACTACGTTAACTTGTGCCGTAACTGCTTTTCTATCAGCATTAGGAATGTATATATCTTCTGCGTAGAAATCCTCACAACCTGCAAATCCAATGGCATTGTCAAGATTACCAGAGCCATTAGCGGAAACGGAACCACCTCTAATTCCAACTCCCTTTATCCTGCCACTCTCTGAAGTTAGTGAACCACTAAAACCAATACAATATCCTTTATTTGGAGTAGCCGTTTCTGTGTGTACATGCACTCCATCACCAAGCTTAATTTCTACACCAGAGAATGTTATTGTTAAAGAATCACCTAGCTCAACATCATTAAATCCACTAAGCGACTCAACATACAATACGCCTCCGCCATTTTGTCCAACAAAATCGGCCCCAAGTTGAATAGCCGCCCGATCATCGACACCGTCACCCAGAAGACCAAAAGCCCTGGCGCTTTGCACAGGCTGTTTAACCATCTTCCAGCCGACACCATCTGCGTCATATACCAATTCCTCATTGCCAGATGACGGCGTTCCGGTAGTGCCACTACGGCGATAACTTGCCCCCCCAAGTCCTCCGGCATGATGCTCAACGGTCATGATGACCTCGCACAATCCATGGTGTCCGTTTTTAAGGTTGGAAAAGTATGGAACGTTTTTAACCGCCCCATTAACGATGTTCACCCCGTCCTGCTGCGAGAGCATGGTTCGCAATGCAGCGTCACCGATACCTACCCAAGCGCCGATACCAACGCCGCCTGAAGATGATGGCGTTGACCCGGCATCTACATGCTTAGGTAATGCCCCGTCCCAGCGATAATATTCGCCCGTATCTTCGTCGCGCAGCGCCTGGTTTGGGAGAGTGATATCTGCTCCGTCCTGGAAGGAATCAATGAGGATCCATCCATACTGGGAAATAGCCTGCTGTGCGAGCCAGCGCAGGCCTTCAATGGTGTAATGCTCATTCCCGAACCGGTCAACATAAGTATTGACCAGCGAGGTAACGAACTCGTCAATTTTACCCGCGTTAAACTTCAGATCGCGCGGCGATTCGCTTGGAACAGGCAGGTTAGTTGGTGTAGTAGCCATATTTATTCCATAAAAAAACCCGGCGCGGTGGCCGGGTTGTGATGGTCGGGATAGGTCTTATTGGTAAATCAGGTCGCTATACTCAGCGAGGGTTAAGGCGGTACTTCCCTTGCCGTCTGGCTGCTTGGCGGTGATGGTCCACTGCCCTGCATCAAGCTCCTGTGACGTGGCAATGACGTATCGGGAAGGTGACTGGACGTCAACGCCGTCAAACAGGTTCAGGTCAATGTCTGGAATGGCAGCAGTAAAGCCAAACGCGGTGTCAGCGCGCGGAGATGCCGGGTATCTGGCTGTGGTAGCGCCGGTTGAATCCGTGACCTGTACAAACATAGTCCCGGAGAAGTTGATACGCTCACTCGTCTCGAAGTCATTGCCGACCCGTGAAACGATATAGCCCGCCTGCTGGTTGGTGTCGTACGTATCCGGCACCTGAACCATGTCGCCAATGTTCACCCATTCGCCATCAGCCATGGCTGTAATAGCCATAGTCATACGGGAGAAGATGAGCCTCTTGCACTCGCGCAGCGCCCGCTCGTCCGCCTGAAACCTGTTTCTGACGTACAGCATTTCGAACTTTTTCGCTTTGGCCGGCGATCCTTCAATGATGGAACTCCCTGATATCCGGTACCGGACAAAGTCCTGCTTATTGGTGTCCGGGTTACGGAACTGCACTTCAACGCCGTCATAGCCTCCTGGAAGCGTCATGTCGTAAGAAAGCGAGTAACCATCTGGCTTGGTGTTTGAGCGGTTGAATATCGTGGCCGCAGACGTTTTCCTGCTGTCTCGGGTGAAAGACAACACACCGTTATCGTCATAGACTGAAACGCTGGCAGCGTCACAGATGGTCTCCATGCGCGAACCGAGCGACACATCCTCATCGTCAAAGGTGTAATCGAAATATCCCAGCCGCGGGTCGATTGCGTCGATTTCCGCCTGTATCTGGTACAGGCCATAAATATCAATGCTCGACTCAGGCTGCTGCCCGACGACCAGCCAGTTAAACAGCGCGATATCAGCAAACTTGCGTGATGGCCTGAGCGTGTAGTCGACCTGCTGCGTTGTCATGTTGTAGCTGATGACGTGGCGGGTGATCAGCGCGTTGTATTTCCTGTCTCGCCCGCTTGAAGCGTTCTCTGTGGCGCGGACCTTTACCATTACCAGCGAATCCTCAGCGTGAACGACGTTAGTTCTGACGTTTACCGCGTGAATCTCTTCAACCTCCAGTTTGCTGGCGTCACTGCTGTTATCAGTCCTCTGGAACGTGATTGCATAGCGCCCATACCCACCAGCAGGAATTAGCTTATCAGTCCTGTTAAACGTCTCAGACATGTAGTCATGAGGCGTTGTCTGGCGGTAAATAAACACCTGTTCGGTTCCGGGGATCTGATTATTGCTGTCGTCGACTTTCCAGATTGTCACCTTCCAGTTTGTTTCGCTGTTACCGCCGAGACCGGACTGCGTGTGAAGCCATAACTGGCTTGATGCAATCGGAGAGAAAAACGGGCCCACTATCAGCGCAGCGTTATCATTAAGGATGAACTTCGTCGTATTGATGGTTGCATCCTGAATGGGGATGGCCGGTCCATTCAGACGGTCAAATGTGAAGGTGTAGTAATAGGTCGGGTTAACCACTGCGCCGTCGTTTGTTTCCTGAAACTGTATCAGCCTGCCCGAAAGAGTTACGTCTTCCGTTCTGGTGCCGCCAGTGATTGGATACGTCACATTAATGGTGAATGTCACCGGGTGCGGGAAAGTCAGATCGGCAAAGTAATCGAAAGATGCCTGTTTCACGATTTTCATCGCTATCTGGCCCCCGGCATAAACACCGCTGATAACAGTGTTTGCAGTGGCCGTTTCGACCGGGAAATCGCCGCTCTCGTTTAACCCTGGCACTTCCTGCCCGTCAACGTCATCAAACTGGTAGCCTTCATTCACTACCGGGATAACGTCACCTGGCTGGTAAATGGTGTAGCTCGCCCCGGCCATTGAACCGAGATTTGACTCTGAGAAACGCACAGACGTAACGTCGTATTTACCGAGCCCGAACACCATCAACTCAGTGATGTATTTAAGGTTGTTTTCATATTCAAAAAGCGATTCCTGAGCCAGATCCGGGAACGAACGTACCTGACCGAAGTTATCAGGCTTGGCTTCGCCATTACGCGCAATGTTGGTCTGGCCTTTCAGGCTGTTGTTTGGCGACGTTTTGCTGTTCCCGCCGGCAGCGCCCGCATTTGCTTTCGGCATCAGCCCGGAAAGTACTTTCTGAGTAAATTTTATCGGGTTGAGGTGCTCGAGCGGGTTCAGGATGGTACCAATCAGACCGCCGCTTTTAGGCTGGTCAAAAATGACTACCCGGTCATTTTCCTGAAGAACAAAGCCCAGTTCTTCTTCAGGCTGCAGTTCTTTGCCGTTAACGTTGATGCGGATATCGCGGTGGAAGCTCTCCTGAGCAAGCCAGTCATAAAACACCGTCCCTGCTTCAACTTCCGCCCTGTCCTTCGGCATCCCCGGGACTCGCTGAATTTCGATTACCGGCATACTGGTAAAACTCCACTCTGGTGAATAGCTTCTGAATTGTCCGTATCGCGTCAAATCTGACGTGCCCGTTTTCACCGCGGCTGTGTAGCGCCCGGCCTTCAAGTATCAGGCCGACATGCACGGGCTGACTGCCAACCCAGGCCACGAAAATCCCTTCATCGCAAAATTTTTCGCTTCGCTGCCAGAAAACGACATCGGCGTCATAACACGTCATGAAGTCGCGCCCGGATTCGTAGTCCGCAGTCTGGTGTACCTCGATACCGAGAACATGCCGGTAATACATCACCACCAGACCCCAGCAGTCTGCTGCGTCGAAACTGCACGCCCGGTTACTCCATGGCACGCCTTCAATTCGAGAAATGAACTCTTCTCTATGCATTCTGAAGCCCCGGGTATTCTTCGACGGTATACAGACGGCCAACGTTACGGTTTAGCGGATTAATGCGCGTCAGGCTGCATGTGACGTCCTTGTCATCCATCGAGCAGTCATTGACGTAGAGCGTCCATGACTTGATGGCTGTGCTCATGTCAGCAGCGTCAAATTGTTGATAGGTGGCAGAGATCGGTGTGATGCGCGAATGCGCCTTCCAGAGTTTCAGCTTCTGCTTAAAGTCCTGCGCCAGGCGGCTAAATTTAACCGTGCTGTCGAGTACCGGCGTATTGCTTTGCTGGCTCTCCGTAAGCTCCATCCGGCATGGAGTGAACACCTGGCCGCCTAACGTTTTTGGGAATATCTGGTTGTTCACCAGACGCACATATCCAAACGTCTCGTTGTAGAAGGTGATCGTCTCGTACAGTATCCGGTTAGGTCTCTGGCTTTGAAATTCTCTCAGTGTGGGCATTACGGAACCCTCGGAAGGCTTTCCGGATCGCGTCCATCCGGATAGCCGGTGACGATAATATCGAGCCATGAACCCCACGGCGGCGGAAGCTCGACGATAATGTCGTCAAACTCGTCATCTGAGTTAACCAGCTCGCGCGCAACAACATCACCGCTCCACGTGAAAATGGAACCGGACTGCGACCATGACGGCCAGGAGAGAAAGTGCAATTCCTGCACCTCGACACCAGTATCGCCGGTCCCGGTGCCAAGCGGCATCGTAAACCACTGATTGCAGTTGTCGAGATAGTTCGGGCTGCGCAACCACTGCATGAAGGCCCGATGCTGATCCCGGGTGAATATCCACGTAAGAGAAAAGGTGGTCTTCAGGTCATCGGTGAGCTTCTGAAATATTGGCGCCCCGACCGTCGGCTGGTCCGTCCGAAAACCGGTATCGGTCGACGGCGTTTTTCCTTTTTGCGCCAGTGGCAGCCAGTCAGGATATGGAATTGGCATAGTTAGCTCCTTGCCTTACGTGGTGCCTGGTGATTTCGCTGTATGGCCTGACTGGCAGGGCCACCGTTATCGAGGTCATAAACGAATGCATCCACCGTCCACCCTCCATTTCCGTCTGGTGTTGCCTGCGCATCTACGTTTGACGACGTGTAGTTGTTGATATTGACCACTACTCCACCACCTCCGCCATTCGTCAGATCCTTATTGCTAATCACCTTCCCGTTATCGCCTGGGATCATGTACTGACTGCCATTGCTGGCCCGGTAGATTTCAGGCATGCCGCCCTCGCCTACCTGGTACATAGAGCCTGCTGATACAGGACCGCCATTTTTACGCTTACCTGCGATACCACCAGCCATCGCCATGGCGGCAATAACTGCGCCAATACCAATGGCCGCAGCACCACCGAACGAACCTATAGATGCGACGATTGCTGCAGGCGTCCACGCAGCAGTGGTAGCCGCTGCAGAAGAAACGCTCGCCGCGGTTGTCGTAGCCGTGCCGGCCACGGCCGCCGAGGTAGTTGCAGTGGTAGCAGCAATTTGAGCTGCACTTCCGGTGATAGCTGATTTAACCCACTCAACACCCATCTGAACAAAGCCGTTGATCAGGCTGTTCAGAGCATTGCTGGCGAGAGACTGCATCGCCTCCTGTGCTGACATGCTCCCCGTCAGAATCCCGGTAAAAGCATTCGAGGCATTACCTGCAAGGGAATCAAAGCTGGCCGCGAGCATTTCGTTGCCGATACTCTGATTTCTCCACATTTCCCACTGCGCAGCAATACGTGCCTGCTCATAACTCTTATCCGCATTGGCGCGTAGCATCAGCGCGTTCTGGTGAGTGACCAGTCCCTGCTGCTCGAAAGCCTGGATGAGCGCGAGTTTTCGCGCGTTCTCGTTAGCCAGTTGTTGCACCGGATCAACGCTACCAACAGCGTCCTGCTGCGGAGTTACGGCCTGCTCGGATTGGATTTTGGCAAGGTTGGCCTGGTGTGTTGCTGCAAGCCTTTCAGAAGTCTGGTTGTACTGCTCCTGACTGATTTTTTTCGCCGCCAGTGCGGTATTCAGATCCTCAACATCCTGCTTGTAAGTGGCGTTCTCACGTGACTCAGGAAGAAGCTTCTGAGCTGCAGCCTCTGCCTTGATAGCGTTGGCCGTATCCCATTTTTTTGCCGCATACTGTCCGGCCAGTGCGATCTGCTCTTTCGTAGCTCCTTTACCAAGGGACTGCTGCGCATTCAGGATGGCCTGCTCACGGCTCAGCTTATTCGTTGAGTCAGCGGCAAGCTCCGATTGCTGCTTGAGGTTCGCCAACTTTTGGGCAATAGATTCTGCCTGAGATGCTCCTTTCTTCTGTTCTGACTTGAGAGTCTTCTGTGCCTCTGTATTTTTGTACGTGGCGGCAGCGTCATCCTCCATTTGCTTGGCGTGAGGATCATCTTTCGCAAAACCGGCATCTTCGGCAGCGTATTGCGCCTGCAGACGGGCTCGAGCCTCCCCCTGCAGTTTCGACAGGGCGAGGTTTCGCTCGGATTGCTTGATCAGGTTTTTCTGGCCTGAGGTCAGGTTGTCGACCTCTTTTTTCATTCCAGAAAGATTGATCTGTGCTTCACCAGCCACGCGTACGAGTTCTGTAAGTGGCCCAAGGAAAGTCCTGATTGCATCAGCACCGGATTTTGTCGAGCTTTCGGTGCTCTGAAGTTCAAGGACCAGTCTCTGAAGCGCTTCAGGTGTCGGGTTGTTCGCGACCTCGGAGAGTTGCTTGCTCAACTCGAATGCGCGCTGCTCAGATACGCCAAATTTATCTGCAAGCGTAGTTACTGTGTTCTGAATGGCGTTTGCATTGACGGTGAATTTCGCCCCTGCACTCCTTGCCTGCTCCATGGCTTTCGAATAGGTATCTGCAGTTACGCCGACGGTCGAAAGGTTTTTATTGAATTCGTCAATCGATGCGATACCGCCTACAAATGACGTTTTCAGCTTATCGGTGAAGCCAACAATGGAGTTTGATGCGTCGTTGATAGATTTAGGGATCTTCGCAATGGCGGCATTGTATTCAATCATTGCCTGATTTCTCAGGATGGTTGCTGCCCCTGCGTTAGTTCTCGCCAGGTTGGCATACTTATCTGACAGGGCGGCCACACCATTCTGGGAGACGGTAATGACCTTATCCATTGCCTCCGCTGCGTCTTTCAGCGCATCCATGGCGTTCTTACCGCCATTAAGCGAAGTGATCAGAACGCCAGCGAGGACAGAACTCAGCGCAATGATAGAACCGACAATCGCTCCGCCAGGGCCGAACGCACCAGCAAGTTGTGATCCCTGCTGCGCGAAAGCTACCAGAGCAGATTGCCCGCCCTGCACCTGGATAATAAAGTCCTGAACCTGATAACCGGCCTGCTGCATGCTGGACTTCCAGCTGCCAGTACCTTTTGCGCCATTCTCAACGCCAGTCTTCATGTCATACAGGCGACCGGTCAATTCGCCGATCTTCTGCTTCTCTTCGTCTGTTGCTTTCGACCCGGCGCGCAACTGTGCAGCCAGGACTGCGGCGCTACGCGCACCGTTCTCCTGAGCCTCGTCCAGCACAGCCAACTGGTTACCCAGCGCCTCGATGATGGATTCCGCGCGATTAAACTCACTGTTAGCGCCGCCGGTACCGCTGCGGGCCTCTTCCATAGCGCGGGCAATGCCGCTCACGTTGGTATTCAGTTTGCGCAGCTGGTTGTCCATGGAGTTGGCGTAACCGGCCAGTTCAGTAAAAGCGGACCCGGTTTGTGATGTACTCTGGTCAAGGTTATCCATTCCCTTGCCGGACTGCTGGGCTGCAGCATCCAGTTTATCCAGAGCATCAATGGCCTGTTTCCCGCCCTGCAACAGCGGCTCAACGTCGGCGCTGATTTCATAAACGATGCTACCGGCGTTTTTTTCACTTGCCATATCTTTCTCCGGGCATAAAAAAACCCGCCGGAGCGGGTTATTAAGCTAAATTATTTAAGCTTCTCTTTTACCGAATGCATATCCCAAGGCCAAAGTAAGTATTGGGGTAAAAATTGACCAAACATCTTTGAGGGCGCTCACAATGTCAAATTTCTCAGGCGAATCAAGATCGAATGAAAAATGAAAAAAAACAAGCAATAAACAGATACTAAATAACCCACCTAGATAGAAACAGTATTTTAGAGTTGTCCAAATGAATGAGTCTTTTGCGTGCTCACCAGTTCCGATCTCTTTGGCAATCGTTCCTGCAACACTAACGCCGCCTAGTCCACCTTGATGTACAGAAGGAGTTGTAGTTTCGATATTGTTGTTGGGTATATCCGGTTCAGATGCAACAAAAGGCTCCGACATTACGCCCCCTCATAAAGAGAAAAGTTAGTAATGACAGAAATTTGGTTTTCACCGATTTTTCTGATAAAAGAATGCCAAGCTAAAAATAACTTCAATCCATTAGATTTTTTACCAATCTCAGCTGGGATAACAAGACCGACAGCTTCATTCATGATAGGTACAATTACCCTGTGGACGAAAAAAACCTCTCCATTTTTAACAAATGCATCAACCCCCTGTTTATTCGACTCACTTTCAGGCAGAATTTTTGTCGTAATAAATATGGTTAATCCATCGTAAACCAATTTTAAAGGTTCAGAAGGAACCAAGGGATTAATTATGCTATGAAAGCTACCTGACTGTAATAGAGTTTTTCCATCGGCGCTGGCTTTAACTAACATTTTAACCTTCTAATCAGCTATATGATATTTATGATGATATTACCATCCTAAATAGCAGGCTTGCTACTCATCTGATTGGTATTGGTCCTTCTGGCCATTTGTTTAGCTAAGTAAGCCTCCGCAACACTGTCGTACTCTTCGCGTGTGAAGCCTTTCTGATCCGGGTATTTCGCAGCCAGCAGCATCTGAAATTCGGTCATAGTTAACTGGGAGGCTTCGGCGCGGTTCATGCCAAAGTGGCTACGCGCCGAGCTGATGTAGTCGAAGGCTTTAAACTCTGTTGTGCGCTCGCCTGTTTCGTGGCGCTGCAGCTGGCGAACCTTTGCCTTTCCGACGACACCGTGCTGCATGAGGTGCTGCGCCAGTACGATGATGTCGTTCTTCGGCATTTGCCCTGGTCGGTAGACGACGCAATGTCGCCACCCCTTCCACTCGCCGATCATTGGCGTCAGGTCGTCATCGCAGCATGCCTGCAGCACAAGCATGCACGTCGATAACAGCTTCTCTGCAGCTCGGTTGAATGATGGAGATAACCAGGAAGGGAAACGCCCCAGCGAGCCAGCGCACACCTCAATTAACTGGGCGACATCATTGCCGTGGATCGTGGCATACGCCTGAACAATCTCTTCCGGAGTGCCGATCCTGGTCATGGACTCAAATGAAGGCCGGAGCAGGTAATCTTTACCTCCTTCGCGGCTGTCGCTGACAGAGATTTCACCAATATCGGTTAAAGCGGTCATAGGCCTTCCAGTAAACGGTCATTATCAAGGGCAGCACGCCGCCCTTTGGAATGTCCGTTAGGTAACGGTAACCGTATGCACGGCCACAAAGTTGCCGTCTTCGGTGTTGATGATGATCTGCGCGCTGCCGGTGGCAACACGCGTCACGGTAACGGTGTTGCCGGAGGCGGTGGCCGTTGCTTTGGTCGCATCGGTAGTCGCTACAGTGAAGTCCTTGTTGGTCGCGCCGGTTGGTGCGATGTTCACCGTGAAGGTGCTGGTACCACCTGCTGTTCCGGTGCTGGTTGTCGGAGTTACCGTCACGCCAGTCACCGGAACAGCAGTGATTTCGTTCACTTCGATAGTGCTCGCGTCACCGACTTTGAACTCGGTAGAGAATGTGACGATGTCGTTGGTGCCACCGTCAGAACTCAGGGCATTAACGGTCATGTAGCCGACAAACTCCACCGGGCCGTAATCCATACGCACCCAAATGCCGGGCTGCTTTTTAGCCTTAAGCTGTGAAGCAAAATACGTGATGAACTTGCCGATCCCGTATTGGTCCAGTTTGTCCTTTTTACGGACCTCACCTTCGAAACTAATCGTGAAATCGCTGTTGGTGATGATGGTTTCGACATAGCCGCCGCCGTCATCCGCATCAGATGTAACCGAGTTTGGGTTGAAGTCGAAGCCCTTTGATGTTCCAGCAGCCAGAGATTTCCACTCTGATTCTTCAGGTTTTACATCAGGGCAGCCGTCAGCGACCTCCAGCACGATCGCACCGCCGAACAGGCGCTCGTTCGAGTTAGGGCAGTCAGCCATGTGAAACTCCTCTTTAACGTATAAAAGAAAACCCGCCGGAGCGGGTTATTTGGTTGGGAATGGCTAGTCGCCAAACGTGCAGGCAAATTGCAATCGGAAGACTATTCGCCCTTCTTCTGTGAGCACCGGCGCGGGAATTGCGCCCATGTTCTGGATGTAACCGACGCACTCGTCAGCCATGGGGTTGGCCTGGACGTAATCGACGATGCGTTGCACGGCGTTGAGCGCGTCTTTGCGCTTATCCTTCGCGCCTACGACATCAACCAGGACGTGATACTCAGAGCCCAAATCGGTGCGGATATTTGACCCGCCGTTTGGTCTGAAGACGATTATGGCTTCAGCCAGGTCCTTCGGGTCGTCGTACATCAGCTGCTGCACTGTGAAACCAGCAGTTAGCCCGGCGTCGACGAACATGTTGCGCACCCTTTCGTGCATCATGGGTGTCATAGCGAAAGCTCCTTGCGCATCACCGCATCAACGTTATCGCGCTCGTCATTTGCGCCTTTGGTCAGGAATTGCGGCTCACCATGCGGATCCCAGTAGTTACCTGTTCCGGTACCGCCGCCGAACTCTTTCGGCTTCTGCGGTCCGAACTCAGACCGGTTACTGGTCACGCCGAAGTGCGCGCGCGGCTGGCCTTTCAGCTTGCCTGACGCTTCGTGCACGTACGCGGCATAGTTGGCTGAGTAACCGATGCGGCCGGTGATGAACACGCCGCCAGCGTCGATCTCCCGAAACTGGCTGTTAATCAGCGTGGAGGTGTCGATCGGGGTGTAATAGGCCGCACGGGTGCCGATAAGCATCATCGCCGACTGCAACGCGCGAATTACCTTACGGCCCTTAACGTCGTTGATTACATCGTTCAGGTGCTTCTTCGCCTGGCTGATGCCCTTAACTTTGATGCCCATGGCTACACTCCCGTAATTATCGCCCAGTCATCTTCCAGGCCGTCGAGAGTATCGTTCCAGCGCGTCACGTGACGCACCTCATCGGCACCGGCCACGACAGGATCTGGTTCAGTGCTCACACCAATCAGGATGTAATCGCCCTCATCCGCCAGAGCGTAAGCCGTGAAAAAGGTGTTTTTTACGACAACCTCTTTACCGATGGAGCCGAGCTTTGCAGACAGGCCGCCGATGTAGTCGCACATGATGGTTTCAGGTGGTTCGTATGGGTCGACAGGATCGCCCCACTCGTCATTGCCACCTGCACCCTTTCGCCATATCGTGCACGGTTTGTTGTAGGACCATGAAGCAGTAGACGACATCAGCCCTCCTTCCAGCGCAACACTTTCGCGCCAGTCGCCCGGATGCGCGGGCAGTTGATGAACCACTCACCGTTCGATTTAACGTAGCCGGTAGTCTCCCGCCCGGTGTCGGTCATCACCCAGACGCGGGTGAAAGAGCGTGGCAGGCCGTGCTTAACTGATTTGTACGTCATCAGCAGCCTCCGACCACCATGAACAGGCCCACGCTGTTACCGGCGCTGATCGGCAGTTCTCCGGTGCAGTCGCTGGTATCGAGCCTTGCCAGCGAGTCGCGCAGCCAGGTAATGCTGTCGTCTCCATATTCAAACGAACGGGACGCGCCAGAAGGCGCACCCTGAGATTTGATGCGGCGCGCGCCGGACGACGTAGCCATAAGCGCGGCGGCGTACATCAGGATCAGCTTCGCGGTGCAGTCGTCATAACCCGCGCCATCTAGGCACGGGATAATCTTGTTCACCACGCAGAGGATCGGCGTAAGCAAGGCATCAGGTATGGCGTACCCCAACTCAGCGAGGAAGCCTTTAATTTCTTCTGGCGTAAGCGGGGTTGCCATGGTTATTTCGCCTTCTTGGTTGCTTCTGCCAGCGCGGATTCGGCCTCTTCAGCGCGTTTGTTTGCCGATTCCAGCTCAGAAGCATGCGCCTGCTTCAGCTGCTCAAGGGCATCAGCATGCTCTTTATCTTTTGCATCAGCATCTGACTGGGCCTGCTTCAGCTGCTCAAGGGCATCATTGAGTTTTGACTGCAAATCGGATGCACTGGATGCCACAGGCGCAGAAGGTGTAGCCACTTCAAAGACGAGCTTTTCCCCCTTCTTCTCGGTGGATTTCTCTGCCTTGCCCTGCTCAATCCACTTTTCAGCAATTGAGTCATCGACGTCGTAAACCTGTCCAGCCTCCAGCTTTTGAAGGCTGGCACCAGCAAAGAGGTTTGCTACCAATACCTTTACGAGTGCCATGTTGTTTCCTTAGCTCGAAGCGTGAATTACAGAGTAGTGGCCGTTGATGTCCTGCTTGACCATCAGGCCAGCAGCTCCCCAGGTACGCCAAACGTAATCTGAGTTGTAGTGCAGACGCGGATCGGCAACGGTGCCAAACGCCTGGCCGACGATAGGAGCAATCACGCCAGCCTGCAGCGGCACGATTACGATTTCGTTGCCAGTCAGCTCAGCATCTTCTTTGATTGCCGCGATGCCTGACAGTTTGGAGATCTCTTCCAGCACGGTGCGGAGAGAGTTCACATCGAAATACTGTTCCCAGTTGGACATGATTTCGCTGGAGACGTACCACGTCTGCTGTCCGTACTGCATGTTTTGCAGCTTGAGGACGTCACGCAGGGCGATCGCCGCGGCACGCATGGCTTTCGGGTCGGTGCTGGTTGCGAAGTTAACGGTCAGTGTTACCTGTGCCACACGCTCATCGTGACGTAAGCCCTTCCAGGTCTTGTCATCGAATTTGATGTAGTTACCGGCCGCATCGCGGAAACCTTCCCAGATGTAGTCGACATACTGGCGACGCACATCATCAACAGATCCGGCCTGAGCATCCGCCAGGGATGAGAGAGCAGATCCTTTGTTGAATACCGGGTCACGCCAGTTGAACTTAAAGCCGCTGTCGTGGATCGGCACCATGGTGCCATCGAAGGTGTAAGACTTCGCATCCAGCGCAGCACCAATCTGACCAGACATGGAAGTGTGTGCCCAGCCACGGCCGCCAGTGCGAGCGTACTCGTACACAGACTCTTCCAGGCGAACAGAGCGAGACAGCGGCATCAGGTCGTTCAGCAGTGTGAATTCTGTGTTCGGTTCGAATTGCTTCAGCACGGTCTGGTCATAGGACTTGTACAGGCGGCGGATATCGTCGACTGCGTTAACAGCATTTAGCTCTGGCGTATCTTCCGCATCGCCACGCCATTTCGTGCGAGCAATGAAATCAGCTGCAGCCTGAGCGCTGGCATTGCGAGCTGAGGTCAGCTTTTTAAATTGAGAGGAGTTAACCTCAAGGTTCCCGGTTTCGGTCGCCTGCTTAGTGGAGAATACAAACATTCAGGTGCTCCTTATTTAATGACCACGCGCAGGAGGTCACCTGCCGTTGCAATGGTGTATGAGCGATCTTCTTCTACGTAGCAGCGGACCGATTCATCAGTGCCGACAGCTTTAACGCGGCCGTTGGCAACAGAGAGCGGCTGCCCTTTTGTGTAAGTGCCTGCTGCAGCTGGAACGTTGAAGAAAACGCCTGGAGTTGGGTGGAAAGCAACAACCCAGTCGCCAGCCTTGATGACGTCGTCTACGGTTTTGCAACGCAGGTAGTCATAGTTGGCTACGTAGAGGATCGCGGCTTCATTGCCATCCACAGAGGCGGTGAATTTCTTCGTGGTGTTGTCGAAGAAACCAATCGTACCGGGAGGAGTATCAGCGGCTGCAGCACCTTCACGGTGGAGTTGTGGGTTCGCGAAGATACCGCCCGCGTGAATTACATGTTTTCCGTCTTTAGCCATTTTTTACTCCGGCATTTCGCTGACTGATTGAGAGGAATTGACCTGGCGGAATGCACCATTCAGGCCGAAGGATGTCTGGCACTTGGCGTACATGGCGTCGAGGGCCTTACCATCCAGATCTGCGACTTCTTCATCGCTCATGTTCATCGCCAGCTTCACAGCCGCGCGCTTTTCGCCTTTCTCTTTGTCGGCGTTCGCGCTCAGGCTGTTGAAAACGACGTCCACACGATCGGCGAGTGTTTTCGCCCACGCTGGCATCTCTTCGTTATTGGTGGCTTGCTCTTTTTTCTTGGGCTTGCCGGTTTCCGGGTCGATTTCTTCATCGCCTTTTTTCTTGGCGGTGGCTTCTTCGGCCTTCATCTGGTTGTATGCGTCCATCAGCTCGGCGTCGGACTTGCCTTCAGTCGGCTTACCAGCGGCTTGCAGCGCATTGATAATCAGTTCTTTCATCGGATCGTTCTCTCCGTTGGTTTTAATCTCGTACTCAGTGGGTTTGCGCACGACTTCTACAGGTTCGCCGACGAACACGGCCTTGCCGTCATCATCGATGAGGTACTTCTGCTTCAGGTATTTGGTGTCATTGCGGTAGATGAAGCTGTCCGGCCACACCGTTTCAGGCCAAAGCCACTTATCTTCAGCATCACCTTCCCGCAACTTGTCGCTGATAGCGCGGGAGATGTCGTCGAAAGAGAAGTTGGAGGCATTGGTGAAGAAGAATTTTGTCTTGTTGAGCAGGCCGTCTCGGGTGCAGTCGATACCATCAGCAAGGCGGGCAACTTCGATCTGCTGCTCATCACCTTCTGAGTTAACGAAGATGCCCACACCCTCCTCCGGTGTTCCGGCACCCGGCTCATCGAGCAGCACCGCTACATGGTCAAACATCATGTTCGTGGCGATCTCGTTGTACTTCTTGCCCTTGGACTCGCCATTTGCGGCAATGCCGGAATACAGCAGGCCGGTGGAGATGTGAATCGGCTCGGAGTTGGTACCGGCCAGCATCTCATCCAGCCGGTTAATCAGGCGCTTGCCCTTGTCGCTCGACTCGGCGTACTGGCGGTTAAGGTACATGTCGCCCGTAACCTTCCCGTCGTTGTGGCTGACGTTCTGCAGCCAGGCCCCGACGTGGTACTCGTTCACCGCCCGGACATCGCGCGCCGACACATGCTTGCCGTCAACTTTCGGATGGCCCAGCGGCATCGGGTTACGCTCAAGCGTGTTGTAGGCCTTTTCGATTTCTGCTGCCGGGTACAACTTCCGGTTCATCACGATATCGTCCACGACAGGCGTGATGCCGCGAACCACGATATGTGGCTTGCCGTCGATGGTTTCGGTGGTGATGTTTGAAGCGGAGTTGACGACGGTCAGCACGTTAACGCGGTTGCGTTTCATGCTGGGTCCTCATTGATGAGTTTTTGGCAAAAAAAAAGGCCGCCTTAGCGACCTCTTTTTGAATTTACTATTTGCAGAGCTTTCGTGATGGATATTTGTTTAGACTCGAAACTGGGAAAAATAATTCTTCCGCATGAATTACAGCGATAAGACTCATCATCGTCATGCACTGAAGCTGGTTCTTTACACTTTGGGCAAAAAGGCTGATTGTCTTTGCTCCAGTACAATCCGCACATGGCGAATAGCTTGGTTCCTTTAGTAAGCTCAATCACTTTACTGCTTAACATCCAAACTACAGCTAAAAGTACTAAGCACACAATCGTAATAAGAGTGCCATATGGGTTTACCTTCATAAACTCAAGAAAGCGCCCAATGGCTAATCTGGTTTGCTCGGGTACGTACTGTGGAAGAAAGAAAGCAACAAGCGTAACCACTCCCGACGTTATTGCGATGAGCCCTCCGATCCAAGACAAAATCTTCCGCATTATTTTCCATCCGTAAAAATTTTAATGCTGTTTTATATATATTTAATACGTAAATGTCTACTGAGCGGACCACTTCTGGCGTTCTTTCTTCAGCTTATCTGCCAACCCTTCATTGAAGATACTGCCATCGTCATTAAGTAGCACAGGGATCTGACTGCAATAGCAGTTGTACCGGTTGCCGTTCTCGGCGTAGAAGTCCCGCACCTCTTCAGTGGTGTAGACCTTGCCGTGGCGGCTGGCGTGCCAGGTTCGCGTTGTTAGCTTGAGCGCAGAAAGCCATAACAGGCCGGTATTCAGCCCCAGCCGGTCAGCAGCCCAGTCCGATTCATTCCACTGAGCCTGCCGCAGCGCGCCGACCTGCTCAGTCTGAGCGATGGTTTTGGCTTTCGACATCGACACATCTAGGCGCTTGCTGATGACGCTGGCTGTCTCGCGAGGATTCATGCCGCGCGCTACAGCATCGGTGATGATGTTGGTCAGGTCGCCTCGGGCCGAGTCGCTGATAACCTTCCAGTCGCTAAACGTTGTCAGCCTTACCGCCGATATCTGGTTCAGATAACCCGGGCTGCTTAAAAGCTGCTGCAGCGTCGTCTGACTGGCGTAAACCTGCGACTGCACCGACAGGTTGGTGAAGGCGTTTAGCGTGCCGCGGTCATATTCCGCAATGATGTAGTCCATCGCCCACAGGTTCTGGCTGCCGCCATCAAGAAGCTCATCATCCAGAATCGACTGCACTACCTGCAGCAGGTCGGCCAGTTCAGCAGCTGTCATGTCATAGATGAACTTACCGGCATTGACCTGATACAGCGAAGGCTCTGCGCCATCGCTGTTGCACATCATCCATGACCGCTGCGCGTTCGCCTCTCGCTGCTGTCCTGTCAGCCTTTGGTCAAAGAGTGCCTTTAGCCTGCGCTTAATGTTCAGATACCGGCCTTCGATATCATTGAACATCCGGCTGACCTGTCGCGAGGACTGCGTAGGGTCAGCTTTATTGCGCGGTACGATTGGCGTCCCGATTCTGGTTTGCGCTGTCATCATCATCTGTCAGCGGATCCTTATCGGTTTGCTTTACATCAGGGTTAGGGGTCTTGACGACCTTGCGAGGCTCCAGCTCACCAACCGCGCGGATTTCGTTTTCATCCACTGCCGGTGTGCCGTATGCCTGCTGGGTATCTTTCGCTACTGCGGCCATTGCCTGCATGTTGGCAATCTTCTCTTTCTCGCTCGGCGCGAGCAGATCTGACCATGCCAGCGTGACCTCTCCGGATGATGGTGGGTCAATGACTCCAACCGTCCAGAATCGCTCAAGCACGCTCTCAATCACCGCCGACTGGAATCCCCAGCGGCGACCGTTGCAGCGCTTCGCCCAGTCTGTTTTGTCCTCATCGGAGGCAAGCCGCCCCGTCTGCTGACCGAACAGAATGGTGAACGGGCATTGAATCGAAGATGCAAACTCGTTGGCGGCCACTGTCCATGTAGGAGATGGGTCAGCAGCGGCTACGGAAAGCACCGACGGCGTGCCGGCCTGCATAACCAGGGCGGCATCAGTTCCACGGTTCATCTTGGCGACTTTGTCGTTAAGCGCTTCACCAAGGTCTTTGTAGCCAGCGTCTGTGGCTGCCTTGGTCAGGTTGGCGATGTTCGTCTCTTTGTCGAACGCAATCCCAAGCTGGCGACTGGCATTCTTAAGGAACCCTTCGGCACTGCCGCCCGATACCTTTTCAAGGTCGAGCAGTTTATTGTACCCAGCTCGCAGGAAAGGCACGCCAGAGAGCATGTTTTCGTCTTCAGAGCCTTCGCTGAGGATGATGATTCGCTCGGGGTGCACTGTAACGCCGCGCACCGGGCCATACGTGCCATCATCGCCTACGGGCTGCTCGTTGAAGTTGTACGAAACTGGCTGGCCGTACGTTTCTGATAGCGTGTCGGTGTCGAAGTTACCCGGCTTGACCTGTGATTCCCACGCTGGGATCAGCTTAACGATGGGTCCGTTACCGATATTCCTCAGAGATTTAACCTTCGCTCGGTCTACCGGCTCGTGCCATTCTCTGCCATCGCGGAATTGAATGAGCAATGCTGAGTACCGGCCAACGAGATTCCGGCGATCCGCATCCTTAATTTTCGGCCAGTGCTTTTTCAGCAATTTAGTGGCTGACTTTTCCCAGTCCGTTGTCTCGGTTGACTCCTTACCGTCGTCGCCGTCGATGATCGTCGGGTTATCAACCCAGCACGAATCAAGAAGCTTATGGACTGCGGCAAACGCCACCGCGTTGCGCTCGTAGGCCCGATAGTAGCGGTCGAACTCGAGACTGTTTGGATAGCCGAACTCATCCCACAACTTCGTGCGTTTGGTGTTTCCCGGCTGGCCTGCGTACAGCATGCGCTGCCGCCCGATAGCATCAGCAAGGGCATTAACGAGGAATGAAACCTCGCTTTGTTGTTCACTCACTGATGAGCTCCTTAGAAGAATACTGCGCCGACCTGCTTGTGGTTGTTCTTCGCTACTGCAAAGTAACGGAAGCTGTCAGCACCGTGTGATGTGAAGTCGTGAAGCGGTTTATCTTTCCAGCACCCGCGCTTGTCGTCCCACTCCTTGCGGTAGCCCTCAAGGTGAGATATGCCCTCGGCACACTTTTCCTCATCGAATACACAGGACGGAAGGATTTCACGCACCGACTCAATACCGGTATCGACACCAGTTTTCGGAACAACATTGAAGGTCATCGAGTACACCTGGCCGTCGATTTCATAGCCTTCCTGCGCGAGCTCTTTGCGCGATTTGGCATCAGCGCCGAATTCGCGGTTCTCGATGTCGTGCGGACCCCAGTGCTCGCCATACTCATAGCCTCGGTCTTTCAACACCTTCATGTAGTGCCTCAGCCCCTCGCCAGAGTTTTCGTAGTAGTCGATGATATGGAACTCATTGCCTACCTCGCGAACGAACCAGATGGCCGTGGAGTCGCCCACGCCGATATCCCAGAAAGTGTGTACCGGTAGGTGGGAGTTATCGGGTAATTGGCCGATCCGCTTGTTGGTGTACAGCCAGCGGAACTGCTTAGCATAGTACGCGCCCTCGACCGACTGCTGGAATGCCTCGGCCGGAATGGTCGGGTATTCGCGCTTCATGTCATCGCCGAGCGTTTTCTCTTTCGCGTAGTACCAGGCTTTCTGGCGCTCATTGACGACTACGCCGTGCTTCGCCTCCATTTCAGCGAAGTACTCAAGCAGGCGCACCGGCAGGGGTTCAACCGGGTCGATTGCGTACTGCGGGTTCTTCCACCAGGAGAAGAAGAAAAACTTCCAGTCGAGGTTGGATAGTTCCTTGCCCTGAAGCATGGCCTTTTCAGCCTCAGAGCAGTAGTCATAAAAATATCCCGCCCGCCCCTCAGCCGTGCTTTCCAGAGTGATTACGCCACCAAGTGGCACAGCCTCAAAAGCACCGGTAACAATCTCCTTAGCCTTCTCTGGCCACTTTGCGCATATCTTCCCAAACTCGGAAACGTGCAGGCTATAGAGCGTGCCGCCTCGGAAGGATGTCGATACCGTAACGCTACCGCCTTTCGCGAAGACGTACTCGCTGGTCGTCTCTTTAACGAGAGGATTGGCCAGCTTGATATCGTCGGGCATCCGCTGGTAGGCAAACTGCGTTTTGTTTCGGAATAGCCTTTCTGCATCCGGAAGTGAGTGAGCGATCAGTGCGCATTCTTTTTTGTGGAAGATCGCCAGATCAAGCTGGATGATGCACACCTCGGTGGTAAACCCGAGCTGACGTGCTTTGAGTATCACGTTGCGGTCGTGCATCCCGTCGAAATACTCCAACTGCTCAGGAGTCATCTTGAACGTTACGCACTTACCGTTTTTATCTTTGATTTTGTACAGGTGATTGAGACGCCAGAACCTGTTCTTCAGGAGCGCTTTCTGTTTTTCAGTTAACACAGTCACTCCTTACAGGTCTTCATCTCCTATCTCGTCCATGACAGATGCAACTGAGCTCACGGCAAGGCCGCCTGAGTGTTCAATCTTCTGCTTATTCGTGTATGCATCCCCGCACTCTTTCGCAGCCTGCTCCATCAGAGAAGCAGCCAGAGCCATGTTTCGCATGCTCTCAGCTTTCGTCATCATCCGGTCAAGCGCACGTAGACGATAGGCTTTGTTGGCGATCGGGATGTCGCTTAATTCTGTCTGGAAGCGCTTGCGGGTTTCGTGAAATAGCTCAACCCATTTCTGCGCCAGCCCCCTGCCGTTTGCTTTCGTCGGGTCGTGGGATTCGACCTGCTGACGCGTGATGCTCAGGCCAAATTCTTTTTTGACCAGCTCAACCACCTGGGATGGAGTATCGAAGCAGGCAAGAGACTGAACGATGAAGGCTTTGACCTCACCTTTCAGTGTCGCCATAGATTGCCTGCCTGTCATAATCAGTCATATTGTTAGGCCAGCTTTAGCATGCATGTACCGCATGACCTGGCTATATCGATGTGAGCCACTTCTGCCGGCGTATTGGCCGCATCAACTAGCTCCTGCACTTCTTTGCTGGCACCGTATCGACGTACGACACCAGTGAATTCTTCGACGTCGTGGCCGCGTAGTGTTAGCACTGGCTGCCCGGTCTCTTTGTTGAACTTAGGCGCGCCGAATTCATCGGTGGCCTGGGCAATGTGGTAAAGCTCATGCTCTACCAGAGCGCAGAATTCGAGGTCACTACATTGTGAGCAGTAGTCGGCTGCCAGCGTGATGATGAACTTCGGGATTCGCCCGAACCATTCATGCATCTGCTGTTCCATTCTGGCTTTCTGCCAGCCGCCGGCGCGGAGCATTACCTGTTCAGCCTGACCGAGAACTAAGCGCCCCTTCTTCGCGAATGAGTCAGACGCCCACATGAAGCAGAGATCAGCATCAAGCAGGTGTTCGTGGTCTGGGTTATGGATGTTTCCTGAATCGCTCAGGATTTGGCGGTTTATCCACTCATGCACTTCATTGGCGGGGATCAGCCTGGTGTATGGCTGCCAGTTGTCGGAGGCGATGAAGTTAACTGGCGGATATGGCCTGCGCTCGTCATCGTTAACCATGGGTTACTCCGGCATTTCTTTCTGTTGTTCGATCGCTGCGAGAGATAAGGCTGTCATCGCATACTCTTTCTCGCTGGCATTGCTGCACAGTTTTAAAATCTGCTCCTTCAGGTCGAAGATTTCGCTTCGGATCTCCTCACCCAGCGTTGAAACAGCACCTAAGATAACCAGCCTTTGAACTTCAAGCTCTTTGCTAATCGCCATGACTTACTCCGTTGCTTGTTCTGCTGGCTGTTCGGTTTGCTCTGCCGGTACCGGCGTAAACTGCACGCGCTTCACATCGGCCGGAGCGAAGTAAAGCCACTCGCCCGTCTCGGTCGCCAGCGGCACAAAGCCGTTAACCAGCTCAGGCTGACGTCGTGACATCTTTCCCGTGAAGGTTTCGCCTGTCTGGGTGGTTAGCGTGATTTGGTAGATGTCGGACATTGAGAGCCTCTTTATTTCCGTAGGCGATGCTTTGTCTCTTACAGGAGACAAACTCTCCAGGGTGATTCGTCACCCAATTTAGGTAACACAATAGAAGCCAATGTCTGGCCTCGCGTTCACCTAACAAAGAGAGGTTTTATGAGCATCAATAAATCACTGAACATCGGAATAAAAATTGTTTCACTTACCACGCAAATCATCACTCTTCTTTACTTGCTGAGTAAGCTGCAGCTCGCGAATCTTCTATTCGCCTAATCCCCGCCTTATCCAGATTGCACTGCCCCAGCGCCGTATAGAGCTGAGCGTTTAACTCCAGACTTGCCTGCCAAGTGAATGGCACGGCCATTCCGGGAATCGGCGTGTCTGCTGTCAGGTCAGCGCTTATCGGCACCACCGGGGCCGGAACGTAAACTGTCTGCGTATTCCCGCATGCTGTCAGCAGCGGCAGCAGGAACAAGCTGGTTAGCGCAAGGATCGCCTTCAAGCGCCTTCCTGATGTAGACAATGCGCGTCTCGCCTTTTTGGGCCAGTTCGTTCTTTGCATTCTGGGTAGCCTGTGAAATGTCACGGATGAGGTTCATTGTGGTGATCACGTTGTTGGAGATCGCCTCAGATGTCTCTGCTCGCGCCGTCGCTTTATCGCGCTGGGCTTTATAAGCGATGGCGTTGTCGCGGTAGTGGTTAATAGCCCAGGCCATTGAACCCAGCAGGCAGATAACGACAGCGCAAATGATGGATGTTAATCGGCTCATCGCTCATCCCTTACGGATTGCTGAACTTTGCCTACCAGTTGCGTATGTGAACCTACTTCTGAAATGCCGATACCGCTTATGCCGATGTATTCCTTCCCGGTTTGCTGATCCTGAATGAGGTATACGCCGCGCCAGTTATCGTAAGCCAGGTTATCCCTGAACTCTGACATTTTGGTCACCTTAATGCGGTCTGCGTCAGAGGACAGTTGAGAGGAAACAGCCATTGTTGATTTTGCTGGCTCAGGGCCACGATCACAGGCCGTAAGCATGAATAATGCTACCAGTAATGCCACTCTCATTTTTGGCTCCATTCGCATACTTCACGCTCAATCTCGCGTCGGGTAATAAGCCCCTTCCACTGCTTGCCACCGGCATATGTCCAGCGCTGCAGTTCTTTGCATGCCCCCGGCACGTCTCCGGCGTTCAGCTTCTTCAGCAGCGTCGAGTTGGCAAAAGCACCAGAGCCAACGTTATAGGTGAATGAGTAAAGCGCGGCTCTGGTAGGATCAGGGATGCGAACCTTGATCAGCGGGTCGATGGCGTTTGCCACCTTTCGCAAATCTGCCTTCAGCAGGTTGTCACACTCTTTGTCGGTGTAGCGGTGACCGCGGCGAATGTCAGCACCGGTGTGTCCATCGCAAACAGTCCAGACACCGACAACATCCTGATAGGCGTAATAGCGCCGCCCTTCCAGCCCATCCGCATTACCCAGCATTACTGCAGCAATGGTGATGGCTCCGGATCCGCCAACAATCGCACCCACTAGCTTATTCCTGAGTGTCGGGTTCATCTCGGCTCCTGCTGCGGCGGTTGTCTTCGCGGATCTTGAAATAGAGATTCGTCAGATACGTCAGTACGGCAATGATGATACCCACCAGCACGCCGATAGCGTTCCACTGCTCGGGGCTGTAGGCATTAAGCATGCCGTTTAGGATGCTCCCGGCTGAAGCGCCATAGGCAGCACCAGTGGTTATTTTTTCCATGCGATACATGCTCTCACCTCGCGTTGTTTGCGGGTGCTGTTCGTGTAGTGGGAAAGGCCGTCCGACACGATAGCTACGTGGCATCTGGAATTGATTGTCTGCGGCCTGAATAAAAAACCCGGCGACAGGCCGGGAAGATGAGGGTAAGGCAATGTCGGCTCTCTGGCCGCAAATACCCTGGCTGGGTTTGGCTCGCCTGGCTGGATTCGAACCAGCGACCAACCGCTTAGAAGGCGGCTGCTCTTTCCTCTGAGCTACAGGCAAATATTGCAATAAATTACTTACTGGTTTTGGCTAATCATTCACGAAAGCGCGCCTCTCGGATTTCAGGCGTCAGACGCTGGTCTTCAAATCGGCCAGACAACTTTATCGAATCAGGAAGTAATGCCCAGGCGACATAGAACTCATGAGGTTCGAATTCTCCGCCTGCAAATTGATATGCACCGACATGGTAGACCTCGCCATCCTCTTCAAACGCCAGCACATGGGCAATATGCCACCCATCGCATGGGTTGAGCAGAATCACCCACTCACCATCCAGATCCTTTGTCAGCTTTTCACTGGCAGGACGTAAAACCAATTGCTCTGTGATTTTCTCGGACATGCTGGCTCCAGAAACGACAAAACCCCGCACGGTGGCGAGGTTTTTATGTTCAGTCGACAATCAAAGCTATGGCGACGATATCAGATTTACATGAAATATATGCGTTTCAGTTCGGTTTTGCAAGACTTGCATCTAAATTTGTCGCCTTTTGTTGTGAACGTGATCGCGTTACTGAGATAAGCGCACCGCTATCGAGTCGCTTAAAGCTGTTACGCATAGCCATCCAGTGAGGCAGATAGGTTTCTGTCCAGGTGGATTTCGCAACGCCAGCCAGTTCTGCCAGCGCCTGGTATTCGTAAGTCTCGCGCCCCGCCAGTTCCGCTTTGACGTCCTGAGCCGCCAGCCATATCAGCTTCTTCAGGCGCTCCATCGTCTTGCCGGCCACTTTCTTCGCGCCGAGCTGTTCCCGGAACTCTGCCCATGCCCATTGGGTGATCGCCACCTGGTGCTCAAAGCTAACGTTCTCGCTGTAGTTCCAGAGCAGCCATGCTTTCTGGTGTTCTTCGAGAGACAGGACAGCACGACGCCATGATGCGGTACCGAACTCCAACGGGCTGACCAGCGCGATAGATGATCCCTTGGCGCGTGACTGGTTGCCACTCATCGGCGGCCCATCCGGGTTGACCATGCGCTGCTTATCCTTGTCGAATACCTTTTTCCGGCCCCGGCTTCGCGCCGTCGCGGTGAACTGTGCATTCTCAGCGAAGGCTACCAGCTGCCCTTTCGTCGCCCCGCTCAGATCTGCGGTCGCCACAATGAGCTGCTGACGTACGTATTCCAGTTGCTGACTGTTCATGCGGCTTCCTTATGTGGCTGATTGGTTTTGGTCTGGCTGTGCTTTGCTACTGGCGGTAGGTTGGCGCGCTTAACGCTTTCTGCCTGGTACCGCAGGAAGTCGGTTTGGTTCATTCGGCCTCCAGTTCGGTGATGGTCAGTTCAAGCCTGCCGCCTTTGACGATTGGCATCCTCTTCACGCTGTAGTAGTCGACTTGTTGGTCATCGAGCCAGAACCCGGATTTCGTCAGGGCGTCGAAGGCAGCTTTTTGCAAGTTATCCAGGTCCCGGCGGCGGCGATCCGGCATGTGGCACTCGATACGGATATTCACGGGTGTTGCCAGGCCAATATCCAACATTGAGTCTTTGATGATTCTGCCGACGCTGTCGCGGTACGCCTGCCCTTCTGCGCTGATGTGCGTGCGCCCGCGGTTATGCCGGTAGTAGCGGTTGTTGCTCGGCGGCCACGGGAGGCTAATGCGGTATTCATTCATGCTTTTACGAGCCCCTCTTTAAGCCAGATGACCTGCGTGCGAGCCATGCCTTCCAACGCGCACTCCTTTGCATATTCCGCATCGACCAGAAGGGTGCGGCGATCAATCTCGTCGTGGCAACTGCTGCATGCGATGGTGGCGATCAGGTCAGGCGGCTTGATTCCAGTCCCGCAGAGACCAGCAAGACGAATATGAGCCAGTACTGAGGTTTCAGGATTTCCGTTGCATACGCCGGGGATCCGCACCTGACATTCGCGGCCGCGTGCCGCTTTGCATAAATTAGCCATGGTTCCTCCGTGCCGCGAGACGCAGCCATTTCTGATCGACCAGGCGGGCGGTGTAGTCCTTCATGGTCGGGATTTCTGACGGCTTAACCGCGGGCTTACGTTTTCGGCGCGCAGAAACGCGGAAGATTTCGTTGGTGATGACGCGGGAAAGTGGAGTAGACATCAGGCCTCCTGCTTATCGCGCAGCTGCTGGTACTCGCAGCTCTGCGGAATGGTCAGGTGGCATCCAATATTCATCGCCCAGGCTTCGACTTTGCACAGGAAGATGTACATCTCGCCGGTTTCCAGATCGGCTGTATGGCGGAGGGATTGAACGGTGGTGACCTCACCGGATACGACGTCTACTCGGTCTTTGCTTTCATAGCCGAGATAGGTGTGCTTCATCGCGTCTTTGACCCACTCAGGCGTAGCGAAGGTCTTGCCTCGGGCGATAAGGTAGTCGCTGATTTCCGTGTACCACATGTGGCTGAGCGCGTTCTGCGACAGGCTGCGCTTCTCGCGCCACGGCTTCACCTGCAGGCGGAAGCATTGCCCGGCATCCAGCAATGGCTGAATCTGCTGGCCTATGGCCGCGAAGTTACCGCGATGGAGTTTGATGCCGTCTACGGGCAGAGTCATACGGCCTCCTTAACGGAAACCGCAGAATGCAGAAAATCGCAGGTGCATTTCTGCATCTGTGACAAGGTGAGGAGTTCAGATTGTGGTCGCATTTAAGTCCCCTTAAATGCGCAGAAGTCACCGGAGTTGTTCAGGCTCCGATGACTTAATTATGGCTGGTTGATTATGGAAAATCAATTATTCGAAGGTAAGACCGGACTTGAATTTGTATAGGAAATGCTCGACATTTTCCAGTTTTCGGTCCTTATCTTTAACCCTTCCTGCGGCCTCATCAGCATAGATCAATGCGGAACTTAATTGCTCATCAACATAGTCATCGAGCAGATGTCTGATTTGAGCGCGATAGGCTTTTGCCAATTCTAAGGATGACCTGGCCAGGTCTTTTGTGGAGGCGTTTGCGGCATTTAGGATAGCTCGCTGAATATCATTAAATTGCTGCCTTGTTATTTTATTAGTCGGTTCCATCATTTTTTCTCGTTTTGCGCAGACATCTCAATATATCTTGGGTCAGAGGGTTTTGGTAGGCTCGCGCCTTGCTCGCGGTAGTGGCGTAAACGCTCAAGGAAGTAATCGCGCAAATGCTCGGGTTGCTCACGCATCACTACCTCAGCGATAACCGGCATGTTCAGATGCTCTTTGTACGCCACTCCGGATGCAACCAGGTCAACATTAACCTTGTCGCGTTCCTCTTGGCTTTTGGCTGCGCATCACGGCAATACGCTTCCTGATTTCCTCATCAGGAATGGTTACGCCATGTTCGGCGATCAAATAAACCTGGCCTTCAGCATATTCAAACTCACGAACTGTAAATTCTTCATCGTAGTTTATCGTTTCTATCTTTCCACCTGCATGATGAGAATCACGATCCCGAATCCAGTCGCCACGTGTGATTCTTACGGGTGAACTTACTGACTCGACTTCACGAACAGCGCCACTATGACCACCACCATAAACCAATACCTTCACCATAATCCTGCCGCCTTTTGATAGCTTGACGACAGGATTATACCCTCAAAATTTGGTTAAGATGCGCACGATATGTAAATATTGAGCATACCGTTTCATGTACTGCAGAGGTGCTGCGGGTAGTAAATCCACCAATCAAAACCATCTTGAAACATCACAATTTATCGAAGCAAACCGGCCTATGCGGAATTGATGATTTTGCCTGATGACTATGAATTTTATTAAAGGTAGTATTATTAAAAAAATTGTTTCAGGGGCAATTTATGTCTGGTTTCTTATCTGATGCTACAAATTCAATCATCGATAACATTAAGCAAAAGCGCAAAAGTCCGTTGTACGGTGCCTTCGCTTTCTCATGGCTGGCATGTAACTGGAAACCAGTTTCGATTTTCATTCTCTCAAAAAAAGATATCTATGCAAAAATTCAGGATGTCAGTGCGTACGCTTCGCTGAATGACCAGTTTATTCTCCCAGCCATAATGGCGGTTTCCATCGTTTTGCTAATGCCTACCCTTCATGCGCTGTACAGTTATTTTGATGCAGTCGTTGGATTCATACATGATTCTTCTAACTCATTAAAAGAATGGTTCAACGCATTTGTTAACCAGCGAAAAGAACGGGCGCGTGCCTTTGAGAGTATCCAAAATGAAGCAACTTTGGCTGAAGAAAAGGCAAAAATTGCAGAATTCAATAGACAAGCTGCTGATGCTGAGCAGCAAGAAGCGCTGATAAGAGCTGATATTACTTCTGTGACACAACTTCTGGATGAACGGATTCGTTTGCAAAAATATGAATTAGAACTTAACGATAAATACACCGCGCTCGAACGGAAGCATGAAAGTTTAGAGAGACATTTTCATCTTTACAAAAATGCAGGTGAATATGCTGTTCGTAAATCTGATGAAATTGTTGATTATATTGAAGGTAGAAATATGGATGCCATTGACCTAAGCGTAGTTGCAGCGAATGCCCAAGATATATCTCAGAGATTGACAAGGGCCCAATCAGGCCCTGTGCTTTCTTAGACATCGGCAATAGCATGTTTATCGTTGGGCTTGGGACCCACCATTGAAAGTTGGGCAGCGAACTCGTTGGCTAAGAGTTATATTAGTCTGTCCATCTCACACCATCCCGTTCGACTTGTTGCGGTTGTACTTCGCCTGAAGCAGCTGGATAGGCGTCGGCCCGTGTTGGGTAGACGGAGCTGCAATTGCCCGGCGTACCGGCGGCACTGGCTTACCCTCAGCGACACGCTTCTCCCATATGTCCAGCAGATCGCCCGCCTCGCGTGCCAGCTCACCATGCGTTAACTGGCGCTCTGTGCTGCGGTGGCGCAATTCGACGCAGATGTGGTACATGACCGGCTGCGACCAGGGGAATTGCTCGCTGGAAGTGAACTCGAAAGAACGGTTACGCCAGTCCCAGTACTCGGCGATCACCTGGTCAACGGTGATACCCAGCGCCCCGCCATTCTGCTTGCACCAGGCGACGAACTGACCAGGCGACGGCAGGAATGGACGCTCCTGGCGGCGGGCAATGCGCATACCTGCATCGACCTGAGCCATTGAGTGGATTCCGTTCTCCTGAAACGCCAGCAGCCACTGACGGCGGAATTCGTTCAGGTCGTCCTGGGTACGGAAGTTCGCCATGCTGGCCGGGAACGCGGCGCGCAGCTCGTTGAACAGCTTGTTGAATACCTGAGCCACCTGCTCGACCGGCGCGTGCTCCTGGTACTGCTCTGGCAGGTTATGGGCCATACGGCTCATCTGCTCGCGGTCGTGGTTACGCATCTGCTCTGCAAGAGATTTCATCGCATCACCTCATAGGCCCAGTCAGTGTTGTTGAAGTCCAGATCCTGCTTGGCAGCACGCTGCTCACCTCCTGCGTTGCGCTGCATCGTCAGCTTGTCCCACTGCTTACGCAGGCTTTCCGGGCTCAGGATGTTGGTCTGCCAGAAGTGGTGCTTGCTGGCCCAGTCGTACAGTGCGCAGATGTCCTGGTGCGACCGGTTGTCTATCTGGCGCATCAGGCGAACGGTGTTAGACCAGGAGGTCATGTCCGGGGCTTTGCAGGTTGGGTTAATCAATTTCACCCTGGTGGAAATCCATTGGGCGGTTTTGAAGTCTTCAGCCGATCCCCACTTCGCCCCGGATGGTGTGTAAACCGCAGCGTCAGGATGAGCTGATAAAAATTGCTTCAGACGTGCGTCGGAGGATTCGACAGAATTCTCGGACGAAGATCTTTTAATGTTTTTATTATTGTTATTACTTTGTTGTTCATGATTCTCGGGCAAACGCTCGGGTGAATGCTCGGTGTAATGCGCGGCACCACCCTCCGAAGGCGCACCGTTACTGACCTCGTCATGCTCGGCATTAAGCTCGGAGATATGCGCGGTGAAACGCGCGGGTAAATCGTCCATTTTTTGAGCATATTCAGCGTAATTTGTGATAGTGATCACTGAGCCTTTTCGCTTCTCTCCAGAGCGGGAAATCATTCCTTCACGCTCGAAAACATCAAGCATCCTGTCGACGGCGTGGCGACTGCATGGCTTCCCTTCCCTGTCGCATAAGTTCAGCCCGAGATCGGCCGAAGTTGTTACCAGTTGTCCGGTTTTTAGCGGCCATTGGCGCCCCTTGAAGTTTGCCGTGTATGGCTGGCGAGCAGCACACAGCAGCAGGTTTTCCCACAGCGTGCGCAGGAAGACGTCCTTCGACCAGGTTTGCTTAAGAACACTCCGGTACAACGGGATGAATCCGGTTTTCTGGTTCTCCATCCGGTTGCTCCTGGCGGCGGAATGCGCCGCGAAATTTGCGTAAGCGACGTTCGACACAGTTAAACCTCCTGCGCCTGGCGTTTTGGATTAGCGTTTGTCATAATGACCTCGCAATTGACTAGCGTTTGTTGCACCAGAAAGTCGGTTCTGTTCGCGCAGACCGGCTTTCGCCATTTCTGTAGTTCTCACATAACCCCCAACATCGACGTAACCATCGTCATCAGCGGTCCTACCTGCTCCGGCATGAGGCGGAAGAGCGACGCTATACCCTCGCTTACCTCTTTAAGTTTCTGATGCTCTGGAGCGTCCAGCAGAACGGCCTGTTTAGCTTCAGCACACTCTTTCATCGCAGAAGCGATCAGCGACATCGTGTCGTTCTGCGGCGCCAGACGGTTGCGGTACTCCAGCGGCAGGACCGACATGATTGCCGGCGCCAGCTGGCAAATGTTGTTGGCGGCGTATTCGGTGTCGCCATCGATCCAGCGAAACACTTTCTGCATCTGGCGGTGCGAGTCAGTCGGGATATCCAGACCGGTGCCACCAGTGGCGCGCCACTCTTCAACAATCAGCGCTGCTACAAATTCACGGCTGCGGCAATCAGCTGCCCAGGCGCGAACAGCTGCGCGGATCCCATCGATATTTAATGCCGAGGAATCAGTCTCCCGGCGATTCTGGTAAATCATCGCCGTTGGCGTAAATTTGTTACCTTGTTGATACGTAAGTGAATGCATTTGCTATTCCTGATGTTCTTGCTTCTTACTGTGAGGAAATTCGCGGTACTCGACTGCCTTAACCTCGCCAGTAGGAAGCTTATTGATGAAAATCTGACGGCCGACCCTAATCGCTTTGCTAATTGCCGTTTGGTGGACACCGATGGCATCAGCAGCTTTTACCTGACCAACCTCGTCGACATATTCAGCGAGTGAAATTTTCATTTTTAACGTGGCTCCTTACCGTTGATACAAAAACAATACCATAAGTATTAAAACATGCAATACCGGCGGTATTTTTAAATTAATAGCGCAGGTATTACTATCTGAATATGGAAAAGAAAAAAGACATCACACCGACTCAGGCCGAAGACGCAAAGCGCCTAAAGGCCATCTATGAGGCGAAGAAAAAAGTTCTCGGAGTAACCCAACAGTCTATTGCAGACGAGTTGGACATAACTCAGGGGGCGGTTGGCCATTACTTAAACGGCAGGAATCCTCTTAACCTTCCTGTAGCTTCGGTTTTTGCTCGCCTTCTTAAAGTCAGTGTTGAGGAATTCAGCCCAACTCTGGCAAAAGATATATCCGAAATGGGTCTAGCCAGTGTTAATGAGCCACCAGTTCCGTATGTGATTGGATATACACCAGGTGCACGCTATCCGGTGATTAGTAGCGTACAGGCCGGGGCATGGTGTGAGGCTTTAGAACCATATTCGATCAAGGATATAGATCAGTGGCTGGAATCAGATGCTCACATTCAGGGCGATGCATTCTGGTTGCGTGTTGAAGGGGATTCAATGACTGCGCCAGCTGGTATAAGCATTCCAGAAGGCACGTTTGTTCTTTTCGATACTGGACGTGAACCAATAAATGGCAGCCTCGTGATAGCTAAACTATCTGATTCAAACGAAGCTACATTTAAGAAACTGATCATTGATGGAGGCCAAAAATACCTTAAGGGCCTTAACCCGCAGTGGCCCCTCGTTCCCATCAATGGTAATTGCAGAATTATCGGTGTTGCTATTGAGACGAAACTAAAGCTCGTTTGATAAGTTTGCAAACAGGGGCGTTTGCGCGCCTCTATTTGCACTGACCGGCGACCCTGCCCACCATTGCCTTCGTTGAATCCATCCCTCCAAAACCAGATAGCGTTTTGCTCAACAACACCACACCATCAGGCTGTACAACCCAAGTCTCCATGGCGTGCTTTCCAGGCTCAGTGGTAAGCCCTACGACAACATTTTTACTCATAGCTCGATAAACCATCCCTCCACCATCAAGACCGTCATACAGTACTGCCGCATTATCGCCATCAATAACGATTGTGAATGTTCCAGAAAAGGCGTCGTCAATACGCGAATACCCTTCTCTCTCACTGTAGCTTGACCCCTTAAGGTCTTTCACGGTCCAGCATGATGCATTAGCAACCATTGGTAAAAGTAATGCCGCTGCTACAAGTAACTTCATTTTCCCTCTCCAAAAAAGTTTGAAACCCCATCAATACTAGCCGCTCTGCTCACTTACAAAAATATTTCTTCCTAAAATTCATAAACATAATACCGCGCAGCCAATTAATAATACCGCTAGTATTGATTTATATTAATACCGCTAGTATTGTTGCTCTATCGAAACGAAACATCGACAGCTGAGCGAAGTTAGCCAGCGGCGGACAGCAAGTCGCCTGCTTTTTTACAACATGCAAAGTCGGAACAGAACTCGGTAATCCTGTTTAGACCCCAACGCAAATGTGCGGCGTAGCACCGGGCGCGATCCGGTCGGTGTGAGGCTACCCCCTCGCGAGAGCGATAAAGGCGTGAGAACGGGAAACACGGACGGGATGAGAGGTTCGAAGCGCAAACAGATTTATTCCAGTCCATTCGAATCTGAGTGGGCTGGGCTGAATTAAAGAGTCTTTCACGCCCGATTGGGTATCACGTTCAAATGGCTAGCCGCTGCCACCCTTTTCGACGCGGCGCACCGTATCGGAGGAGTTATGTAACAGGTAACAGTGACGACTGAAAACCAACATTCAGCCCCGGATTATGCCGGGGCACACCGTGGAATGTTTTGTAGTGGGGTGTGGCTGGGCCTGCATGGACTGATCACCCATGAAAACTTCGGTTCGAATCCGGAGCACTCCACCACAAAGCATTTCTCCCGCATCAGCGGGTAACGACAGAGGGTAAGGAAATGGGCTCAGCACTTGAAAAACTAGCTGTTCAGCAATACCAGCTCACGGCCGAAATACGGCGATTAAAAAAGCTATCCGGTAGCAAGGTCGATAATTGCATGAACACCGGTGAGGGACCGCTTGAGAGCAAGGTTACAGGAAAGGTATGCAACTGTCATGTTGAGGCCGCCCGCGATGACTTTGAAGCTCTCAAGCCTAAGAGCCTTGAAGATGAACATTACACGTTTGAAGAGCTATTGCTCGAGTACTGTTGTGAGCACTGCACCGAATGGCATCGCATACAGAGAAAGCAAATATTGCCCCTGAAGTTGAAACTCCGCTCAGTTCGGGCAGCGATAACAAAGATTGGTAAGAACTTAGAAGCCGCCTAACCAGCGGCTTTTTCATACCTGGAGTCATTTACGAGTGGCTCAAGTTATGACAACCGGCGGCCATCCACCGCCAAAATTGTTTGAATGTGCGCTTGCGCAGAAGTCTTGTATTAACCGTTCCGTTCGCCGCGATAAGGCCAAGAGGAAATCATGGTAAACCAGCAGCAGATCAGAGAGGCCCAACGGCTCGCGTCGTTCGCGGTACTCCATCGCAATGCTCCGGCGTGGGAAGAAGCAAAGCGCCTTTACGCCGTCGCCATCGGGAGGACTCTTCACTGATGGAAACTTTATTCGCACTCGTCCTGACCGTGGCAATGACCAACGGTGACTATCAGGATGTAATTCTCGGCGTATACGACAGCCAGCAGGAATGCAGCCAGGCAGCTGCAGAACAGAAAGTAACAGCTGAATGCTGGCCAGTAGAGAGCATCCTCCGCAACGGCGAGTTCCCGGCGAAATCCATCGCGCAGCAGTAACCCCCCTATTCAACCGATCGGCCTGGCATTAAGCGGGCGGGATCTGCACATCCAAATTTCAGGAGAAACCATGAGCGAAGTAACGGACTTAACTGTCATCGAAATCAAGCCGGAGCAGGCGCCAGTGCTTTACGTATCGGGTGGCCTCGACGCTTTTCTCGAACAGATCCGCCAGGCAGTAAACGAAGTGCCGGACCTGTCAACGAAGAAAGGTCGTGACCGTGTCGCCTCTCTGGCGGCGCAAGTGTCACGCAGCAAGACGGCAATCGAAAAACCGGGCCGAGAGTACCTGAAGCGGCTGAAAGAAGCTGTACGCCCAGCTGAGGCCGAAATTAAGCGTTTCGTTGATGCCTGCGACGAGCTGCGCGATGCGACCCGCCGCCCTCTAACCGAATGGGAAGCCGAGCAGGAGCGTATCAAAGCTGAAGAGGAAATGAACGCACTGCACGCCGAAGCGCTGGAAATGAACATCAAGTTCGATCAGGAGCTGGCGGCCAAGTTCGAAGCGGACCACGAAATGGCTCTACTGATGAACGACAAGTTTGACCGTGAACGCGAAGAGCAGCGCCGCCTGGCGGAACAGGCTCAACGCGAGCGTGACGAGCGGCTGAAGCTGGAAGCGGCAGAGCAGGCCCGTCGCGATGCCGAAGCGAAGCACAAAGCTGAGATTGAAGCCGCAGCGCGCCGTGAAGCCGAAGAGAAAGCCCGCGCTGAGCTGGCGGAGCGCCAGCGCATCGAAGCGGAACAGCGTGCGGCACGCGAAAAGCAGGAAGCAGAAGCCCGGGCGGCACGCGAAAAAGCCGCGGCAGTGGAAGCTGAGCGCCTCAAAGCAAAACAGGCAGAAGAGAAACGCCTGGCCGAAGAGAAGCGCATCGCCGATGAGCAGGCAAAGCGTGAAGCTGACATGAAACACCGCAAGACGGTCGGCACCAACATCGTTAACGCGCTCACCAGCCATACCAGCTTAACTCGCGAACAGGCTATCGAAGTGCTCACCGCTCTGAAAGATGACCTGATCCCCTGCGCGAAAATCCACTACTGAGGCAACCATGAACGCATACCTCACTTACGACCGCATCGAAGATCGGCGCTGGGTTGAGCAGCAGCTCACCGACGAGAAAGAGAAGTGGATCGACGACCGGGCGCAGCAAATCATCGACATGATGCCGAAAGAGCCGTCCGGCCTCTTCCATTTCACGATCCCGATTGACTCCAGCCCATACGAAGGACTTCGCAGCGATAAAGCTGGCGAAGCCTACAACGATTTCATTTCGGCAGTTGCTTACGCCCAGGCGGAATACGACTGGGAACACCGTACCGGCTGCCCGTTTTAAGGATGCATGAAATGTCTGAATCTAAAACTCACTACCGAAAAGCTTTTGACTCTCCATACCTGAGCAGTGCCGACATCGTTGAGCCAACAGTGCTGACGATCGCCCGGGCAACGTTAGAAAACGACAAAACAAAAAAATCCAAAGACGTTTTTAACACTGCTTATTTTGAAGAGCGCGAGCTGCGCCCTGGCGAAAAGCTTAAGCCGATGATTCTGAATGCCACGAATAGCAAGATGCTGAAAAGCATTACCGGATCCCCCTTCCTTGAGGATTGGGTAGGCGTGAAGGTCACTGTTTACGTCGATAAAAATGTCCGGTTCGGAAAGGAATCGGTTGAAGGCCTCCGCTTAAGCCCGGCGCGAGTTACAAAGCCGGTGCTTTCGCCGGAAAAAACGCAGGCATGGAATAACGCTAAGGCCGCCTATAAGCGCGATGGCAACCTTGATGCAGTGCTGGCGAGGATGGACATTTCTCCAGAACATCGCCGCCAGCTTGAGCAGGAGTGTTTATCATGATCTGGCACGACGTCGAGCAAAACGGTGAAGAGTGGGACACCCTTCGCCTGGGTAAGGCCACCGCGTCAAACTTCGGCCTGATTATGGCTAACGATGGAAAGGCGTTTGGTGAACCAGCCAAGCGTTATGCCCTTCAGTTGGCACTTGAGCAAATTAAGGGGTGCAAGTCTGAGTTTGGCTTTTCAAACGACCACATGGAGCGCGGGCACGAACAAGAGCCCATTGCCCGCATGCTTTACGAAGAGATGAACTTTGTCGACGTGGATAACGGCGGGTTCTTTGATCACGAAACGTATGGCGACAGCCCCGACGGCCTCGTTGGCCAGGACGGGCTCGTTGAGATTAAGTCGGTCATTGCCGCCACTCACTACTCCACCCTCACCCGCGGCTCCTTCGATCCGGCATACAGATGGCAACTGGTCGGTCACCTTGATTGCTCCGGCAGGGATTGGGTGGACTTCATCAGCTACTGCTCAGACTTCCCGGACGGTAAGCAGCTCATCGTCTATCGCCTTACAGCTGCTGAATGTGAATCAGAAATAGCCCGGCTACAAGCGCGCCGAAAAGACTTCCTCGAACTTGTTGCGGACACGAAGCGCCGCATTCTGGAGCTCGAATGAAACGCACACCCTTCTACCGCAGGCCCGGGCGAACCGGGCAATTCTCCGGTCTGCGTGAGCGCGTTATCTGGATGATTCAGACGCGCGGGCGCCCGGTTACCGGTAGCGAAATCGCCGATAAGTTTGGCGTAACGCTCATCGAGTTTAACCGGGTGGCCAACGGCATCACCCGCGGCTCCGGACAGATAGCGCAGATCGTTGAGTCGGAGAAATGGCTCAACGAGGACGGTATCTGTGACCGCACTTTCGACCTCGTCACGAAGCCAAAGATCGTAACACCACAGGGTAAATCGCGTCTGTTCACCCGGCGCGCCATAGAGCAGTCGCAGGAAGGCCGACGGAAGGAGTGCATTGCGCGTGCCGCACGCCGTCGCCGCCTGATTGCTCAGGGCCTCTACATCGACGAAATGGAGTCCATCCTATGACTCACGCTCACGACGACTTCAGGGTTGGCCCTCTGTGCCTTCCCTTCATTGGTAACGGCTGGCTAATGCCATGGGGTGAAGTGGTCAGCAATCCATTAAAGGCGCAGCGGCTCGCTGAGGAATATCGGGAAAGACAGGAGGCGGCATGACATATCAACTACACGTCGGGCGCTGCGAGGAAGTTCTGAAAACGCTGCCGGACAACTCAGTTGACGCCATCGTTACGGATCCACCGTATGGGCTCAGCTTCATGAACCACAAATGGGATTACGACGTCCCGACCGTAGAACAGTGGCAGGAATGCCTGCGCGTTCTCAAACCTGGCGGGCATCTTCTGGCGTTTGGCGGTTCCCGAACATATCACCGACTTGTCGTTAACGTTGAGGATGCTGGTTTCGAAATCAGGGACCAAATCCTCTGGATTTACGGCAGCGGCTTCCCCAAGTCGCATAACCTCGATGGTGATTTTGATGGCTGGGGTACCGCATTGAAGCCAGCCCATGAGCCAATCGTCATGGCGCGCAAACCATTCAAAAACACGGTATCGGCGAACATGGCTGAGCACGGCACCGGGGCAATCAATATCAATGCCTGCCGCATCCCATGTGACGAGGCGTTAAATGGCGGTGCTGGCGGCCTTCTTTCACATCAGCGTGATGGTACCGAACCTGTTGCCGATTACGAGCAGGCACCAGAGGGGCGCTGGCCAGCAAACATAATTCACGACGGAAGTGATGTTGTCGTTTCAACGTTCCCGGATGCGAAAGGCCAACAAGGAGCGCTTACCGGCAATGAGCCCAGCTCGAAAATGGGTGCGGCGAATTGCTATGGACAAATGGACCGGCGGCACGAATCAACTCCACGCATCGATAGCAGCAAGAGCGCAGCCCGATTCTTCTACTGCGCCAAGGTCAAACCGAAAGAGCGCGATGAAGGCCTCGAGAAATTCATTGCTACATCAGCCAGCGACATGACCGGCGGACGCAAAGAAGGAAGCGTCGGTATTAATGATCCGCGCGCCGGTGCCGGGCGTACCAGTGGCGCGAAGAACAACCACCCTACCGTTAAGCCGATCGCTCTGATGGGTTATCTCTGCAGGCTGATTACTCCGCCTGGCGGTACCGTGCTTGATCCGTGGATGGGAAGCGGTAGCACAGGCCGGGCAGCCGTCGAGGAAGGGTTTAACTTCATCGGCATCGACCTGAACCCGGATTATGTAACCATCGCTTCTGCGCGAATTGCTCACTCCTTCAAAAAGACGACGGAGGCCGCATGACGCCAGCAGCTTCACTACCGGAAAGCACTGAATCTCGACTCCTATCGAAGGTAACGAAGGATGCCAAAACTGGTTGCTGGAACTTTACAGGCAGCAAGCTACCAAGCGGATATGGAATTTTGTGGAATGGCCAGCGACCAACTGGGGCCCATCGAATCTCATTCCAACTGTACAAAGGTGAAATACCTGAAGGAAAAGAAATTGACCATATCTGCAACAACAGATCTTGTGTAAACCCAGCCCACCTTCAGGCAATAAGCCACAAAGAAAACATCCATAAAAGTTCCACTCTCATGGGAGTTAATGCACGTAAATCCCACTGCAAGAGAGGTCATCCATTAAGCGGCGAAAACCTACATGTAACACCACTTGGGGCCAGACAGTGCAGGGAGTGCATGAGAATGCACGCAAGAAATGCCAAGGCGAGGAAACGTGATGCACGTAATCGGAACTAAACCTTTCGCTCTGTACAACGAAATCGACCCGTTCGCTGCGCAGTGGCTGCGTAACCTGATCGCCAGCGGTCATATCGCCCCTGGCGAAGTTGATGAAAGGAGTATTGAAGATGTCACACCTGACGATCTGCGAGGATTCACGCAATGCCACTTCTTCGCCGGAATTGGCGTCTGGTCCCATTCCCTGCGTCTCGCCGGATGGCCTGACGATAAGCCAGTCTGGACCGGCTCCTGCCCGTGTCAGCCTTTCAGCGCGGCAGGCAAAGGAGATGGGTTTGCTGACGAGCGGCACCTTTGGCCCCACTTCTTCCACCTCATCAGCGAGCGCAGACCTCAGCATGTCTTTGGCGAACAGGTTGCAGCAGGTAACGCAAATGTGTGGTTCGACCTTGTTCAATCAGACCTGGAAGGAATGGGTTACGCCTTCGGGCTTGTGCCGTTTACGTCAGCGAGCATCGGCGCGCCGCACATCAGAGAACGAGCTTATTGGGTGGCCGAGTCCATTGGCGAGCAATGTCAAAAATTGTTATCAGGACTGGCTAAAGGTAATGGCCCGGAAGGAGGCAGGACGACAGCCAAACCTGCAAGATTTTGCAGTGCTGGCGGCATGGGTAACGCCAACGTCACGAGACTGGAAGGACTCGGCGGGAATGACGGCGCAGCGGGGCGGGAGGGAGCGTTTGGACCAGCTGCCGCGCCAGGCGTTCATGATTGGCTGGCCAACGCCGACAACGAGCAACACTCGATCGCCATCAGTAGATGCGGCCATGAATATGTATCGACAGGACGGGAGCAAGACCCAGCAGCGTTTGCAGGACTTCGCGGGGATTACCGGCCCCTTGAGGTTAACGGTTTTTGGCGAGATGCGGACTGGCTCTTATGTCGAGATGGCAAATGGCGTCCAGTTGAACCCTGCACATTCCCGCTGGTTGATGGGGCTGCCGCGCGCCTGGGACGAGTCGAGTCCGGGGTGGCAAGAGTGGCAAGCAGCAACCGCGTCGGCCGACTTAAGGGCTACGGTAACGCAATAAACGCACAGGCTGCGGCTGAATTCATCCGGGCTTATATGGAGGGGTTATGACGCCAGCAAATGAAAACGCCATTCGCACCGCCTGCCGCCGCTGCACCGAGGAAATCCAGCAGGCCATGCGCAAGAAGCCAAAGCCTAACTGGAACGAAACGGTGCCTCCCATCATCAACAAGCATCACAAGAAAATTGAAGCTCTGGGAGTTAGCCTCCTGGAGTTCGTCGTCAAAACTGGCCGCCTTAACGGGCGGTTTGGAGCCGAACAATGATTCGCCGACAGATCGATACATCAACCCGGTTTCTGCTTGATACCGCATTTCACCGACTTGAAATAATCCGTGATGACGGTCTCTACCGCCACCTGCGCATGAAGCAGCCCGGTACGTCCTGTTATTACTTCGACATTATCACCTGGCCGGGATATCTGACTGTCACCGGCGACATGGGCACCTGGACATTCTCCCGTATCGCGGACATGTTCGCCTTTTTCGGTCCGTGGCAAGACGGTATTAACACCGGTTATTGGTCCGAAAAGCTGGAGGCTGGTGCTGGCTATTCAGCGTGTGAGCTATTGGCGAAAGAGTACGATCATGATGCTTTTTGCCGGAGCCTGAAGGAATCAATGAGCGAATATCTGGAAGATGATCCAGAAGACCAGCAGGAAGACGAAGACTGGGATGATGAAGACGATACTCCAGACAGTGATAAAGCCAAAGTTCGTGAGGTAGTCCGTGAATTATGCCGCGGTGGGTTTAGCAATGATTGGGAAGCATACCAGGCAGTTTATAACGCTGACTGGCCAGAAAGTTGGAGTGCCTGGGATGTCTGCGACGGTCTGACATTCAAGACCTACACCAGCCACTTCCGCTGGATACTCTTTGCCATCACCTGGGCGATCTCCAAATACCACAACAAAAAGCTGGTCGATAAGGCGATGGGTACATTTCTTACTTTCAAAGGAGCAACCCAATGATCGAAAAGAAATGGGGTCATAACGAGCTTGCTCATGACCTTGCTGAGCATTTACGCCAGAACACAGCGCGCATCTGCTGGGAAGACATGCAACTCGGGCCCGCCGGTACGTGTCGACCTGATGTTTACTCTATTGCTCATAGCTACAGCAAGTTCTACCCTGTCGTCTATGAGGTCAAAGTCAGCGTAAGTGATTTCCGGGCTGACGTTACAGCAGGCAAATACACCAAATACTTCAACTACGCAGGCGGCGTTGTTTTTGCAGTTCCTGAAGGCATGCTCAAGAAAAGCGACATCCCAGATGGTTGTGGCTTGATGATCCGGAAGGAAACTGGATGGCATACCCTCAAGGGGCCGACAATGCGCCAGATTGATACCCTTCCTCGCGATGCCTGGATGAAGCTGCTTATGGACGGCATGACCCGGCAGGCAGAGAGAACCCAAATAAAAAGCCGCGTAATCAACACCTACCTCAGCAACCAAAAACTAATGAAGCGACATGGCAACGAAATCGCCGATCTTGTTTGTCGAGCATATCGGTCGAAGGAGCGCCTTGAGCAGCACATTAGGGATAACGATGAAAGGCTGAAGAACCTGCGCCAGGAAAGTGAAGAGGAGTTGCAACGCCGACGTAAGCGGCGCGAGGAATCGGAGGAAAGGTTAACCGACGCCCAGCAAGATCTGGCGAAGGCGCTTGGCCTCGACCCGAATGTCCCGATGTATGTTCTGACAAGGACGCTATGGGAAGCCACGCGCAGACTCAGCGAGGATAAAGAGATCAAGAGACTGCGAGGAATATTGTCCAACCTTGAACGCACGCTGAGTGACGGCATGCAGCCATTACCCGGAGAGAATGCCGCATGAACAGAGCCTCACCCGTTGATTTGAGAAAAAGCCTCGACATCGCCAACCACCTGGCGCACATCGGGATTCGCTTTGTGCCGATCCCGGTGGCGACCGAGGAAGAGTTCCAGACGCTGGCCGCCGAGCTATCGCGACGGCTTGAGCAGATGGCGGTCGAATCCGAAAAGAATGAAGGCGGCGCAGCATGAAAGCACTAATCACCAGGTCGCTATCGCGGCCTTTTTTATTGCTGGCGTTCACCTTCAACCGAATTAACCGACAGTTCCGGGAGCATTGACCATGGACATCATCGACACAGCAGCAGAGATTGAAGAGCTTCAGCGTAACGCTGCCCTTTCCGCTCACCGAGTGAACCGTAACGCCGTATCAGCTGAGCATTGCGCTGAATGCGGAGAGGATATCCCGGAGCCGCGGCGCGCTGCCGTTCCCGGCTGCCATACGTGCGCAGAGTGCCAGGGCGTCATTGAGCTGAAGAATAAGCACAGGGGGATCCAGTGAAAGATCGCGGAATGATTTTTAATGGCGAAATGGTGCGCGCCATTCTCGACGGCAGGAAGACTCAGACGCGGCGCATCATGAAAATTCAGCCGTCTGATGGCTTCCACCCAACGCATAAAGGTTACGATCTGGATTTAAACGCCCACTGGTACACGCCTGGCGTGGTCGATAAAAACGGATACCTGCAGCCTGCAAAGAAAGATGTGTTTGGCGTTGCAGATGAGAATGAAGGCTACACCTGCCCTTTCGGTGCCGTCGGCGATCGGATCTGGGTGCGAGAAACGTGGGCTGAAGCTGGTGCTGGCGCGCCGGACCTGAAACTTTATCGCGCGAATTACCCTGAGCACGTTCCAACTCATTACGAGAATGTGCCGCCGGCTGATGAAATACGCTGGACGCCTTCTATCCACATGCCCCGCCGGGCCAGCCGTCTCACGCTGGAAATTACCGGCGTGCGTGTTGAACGACTAAGAGATCTGAGTGAGGACGATGCAAAGACTGAAGGCATCACGCCGCCTTCTGGCGGAGTTCTTCCCGGCTGGGAATATCGCATTAACTTCCGTGACCTTTGGATGAGCATCTACGGTGCCGACAACTGGGAAGCTAACCCATGGGTATGGGTTATCGAATTTAAGGTGGTGCCCAATGTTCAGGATAATCCAGCCTAATACCTGGTACGCCGATCCCCACGGCGCGCCCTGCAAAATCATCCGCGCTACCCACGAAGTCATCCACTACATCCGCAACGGTCGCACCTGTATCGCCAGCATGGGGCGTTTTCAGCATGAATTCGAACCGCAGACCAAAGCACAGGCCGAGCGGATCGCCGAAGAAATCGAAACAGCAGAACACCTGAAGAAGCTGCGTGCCCAGCACGCAGCCTAAGGAGAACTATGAGCACCATTCAGGACATCCGAAACCAGCTATCAACCCTGGTCACCGAGGCGCACAAAGTGGCGTGTTCCCTCGATATTGGTGATGAGCGAACCGAGGCTTTCGAGCTATATGAAGCGCTTCGTCGACTTCAGCGCCAGGGTGCCGCCGGAGAGATTCTCTCAGCAACTAACCCACTTCTCGCCTCGCCATATTACGACGAGGACTGGGACGAAGATGAAGACGACTGACGCAACTGATAGCCAGTTATGAGCTGGCTATTGGGTGCGAAAGCACTGCCACGTAATCCCTTTTGCCCGGCCCCGCGCCGGGCTTCTTTTTGCCTGATTTCGATTAATCAACACGTCAACGCAGCCTCGCATATAATGCCCGGCGGCTAAGGAGTTCTAATGGCTAAGCTTCTCAACTTGCAGGAATGGGCTGCTGAGATCTACACGACTCCCCCCTCCCTTTCTACTCTGCGTCGATGGACGCGGGAGGGGCGAATTTATCCCGCGCCAGAGCTGCACGGAAAGGAATATAAGGTTCAGCCTGACGCTATCTACGTGGATCCGCGCAAGAAGAATCTGCGCGCTAAACCGAAACATACCAAACTGCCGTCCGGCGGCACCTTACTGGAGAGACTGACTCATGGCGAAAAGGCCAGTACGTTACGACGCTAACCTGCCCCGTAACCTGACCTACCGTAAAAGAGACAGACTTTATAGCTGGCGCAATCCGGTGACCGGGCAGGAGATATCTCTTGGCCGAATTGATCGCAAGGACGCTGTTGCCCAGGCAATTGAGGCCAACAACTACATCGACCAGAATTACCTCCCCTCTTCTCTCCTGGATCGCATAAAAGACGCGCCCACTTTCACAGTGGCCGCATGGCTGGAGCGTTACGAGGTGATTCTCGAGCGGCGCGAGCTGAAACCAAATACGATGAAGGTCAGGCGAAACCAGATCGCCACCATAAAGGAAGAGTTTGGAAAAATACCCCTCGCATCAGTCACGACAAAGGACATCGCCTCATTTCTTGAAGCGTACATTCTCTGCGATAAAAAGAGCATGGCTTCCGGGCTGCGGTCTGTACTGATGGACATCTTCAGGGAAGCGATTGTGGAAGGACATGTCGACAGGAACCCGGCCGAGCCGACGCGAACGCCGACGCCGAAAGTTAAGCGAGAGCGCCTGTTGCTCGAACAGTTCACCGTCATCCGCCAGGCTGCGTTAACTCACTCTGGCTGGGCGCCAAACGCATGCGATCTGGCGCTGGTCACCGGCCAGAGGCGGGAGGATATCTCGCTGTTCAGGTTCAGTGACATTAAAGACGGGAGGCTTTTCGTTACTCAGGAGAAAACAGGTCACAAACTGGCGCTCCCCCTTGATTTGAGGCTGGACGTCGCCGGGCTTGTGTTGCAGGATGTCATTGAGCGTTGCCGGGTAAATAACCCTTCCGACTTCATGCTTTACTCGCCGGTTCGCCGCGGTGGGAGAAAGCCGGGGCCGCTAACGCCCGACGGCCTTACCCAGGCGTTCGCAGAGATAAGGGATTCGACAGGGTTAAAATTCGGACCTAACCCACCGCCTTTCCATGAGATCAGGAGTCTGGCGAGCAGGCTATATGAAAAGGAGCGCGGAGAAGAATTTGCTCAGCGTTTACTCGGCCACAAAAATTTAACAATGACCAAAAAATACCTGGACGCACGCGGTGCAGAGTATGTTATGGTTTAGACAGGATATGGAATATTCGAGTAATTTTCGGGGGATTTCGTGTTGAGACCGAAAAAACCTTTGAAAAACAAATAGATAAAAAGAGACCGAATACGATTCCTGTATTCGGTCCAGGGAAATGGCTCTTGGGAGAGAGCCGTGCGCTAAAAGTTGGCATTAATGCAGGCTAAGTCGCCTTGCCTTTTAAGAATAGATGACGACGCCAGGTTTTCCAGTCCTCAGTTAAAGCGGTCGGAAAAAAAGCGTATGAGCATCATTAAAAGTGAAAAACCGCAGTGCTTTCGCAAGCATCTGCGGTTTTTTATTGGAAACCCGAAGATTAACAAAGCGTGTCTGCACGCTCGATAAACGGTGCCAGGCTCATCTTCTGCCCCGGATGCGCGGGATCATCAATCTGAATAACGCTGATTGGCTGTCCACTGCTTTTTCCGCTGGCGACCTGCTGCTCTGCGACATCATTTAAAGGGTATTGCACCAGCGTGCTTGGGTTAATCGCATACAAGGCGTGCCCCGGACGGCAGGTCAGCATCACCTCTTCACGATTAAACGCCCATTTGTCCTTACCCACTTCAAAACGGCTGACGGTAATGACCTGTGGTGCGGCCAGGGCACTCCCCGTGCAGGCCAGCAAGATGAGAGAGAGTAGTGTCTTTTTCAT